CCTCCTTTTTTATTTTTGCGTGTAGTTTTTTTCATGCTACGATTTTTCCGAGAAGAAGAACGTTTTGAACCTTTTGTAGTTCTATGTCTTCTAACATTCTTACATTTTTTTGCAGTTTTATTTTTTCTAACATTTTTAGATTTTTTAGAGACACGACGACGAGTATTAGAACGAGCCATTATACATATACTAAATATTAAATACTTATCTCTCCCTTTATTTAAAATAGAAGGGTAAAAAGAAAGTGAGAATACATTTTTTAAAAGTAAGATAGACAGTATAGTCTGTATATATTTGTAAGTGAATATTAAAAAGAAGATGGAGAGAAGTGAATAATATATCAAATACTTATCTCTCAATTATAATAAAAAGAAAGAGTGAAAAGAAAGTGATAATATATTTTAAGAAGTAAGATAGACAACATAGTATGTATATATTAATTATTGAATATTAAAAAGAAAATGGAGAGAAGTGAATATGGATTCAAATGCTTATCTCTCTTTTTATTTAAAATAAAAGGGTAAAAAGAAAGTGAAAAAGATACTGATATCTGGTTATGTGACTGATTTCTACTCATATTGATTTACTAATTCCAGTGCTTTATTTTTTGAGGCTTACCGCACACACGTTTGTGGCTAGTACATTTTGAACAGGGACTGTAATAGGTACCGGCATTGTCATAACAATAATTCCCTCCTCCTTTTTTATTTTTGCGTGTAGTTTTTTTCATGCTACGATTTTTCCTGGAAGAAGAACGTTTTGAACCTTTTGTAGTTTTATTTTTTCTAACATTTTTAGATTTTTTAGAAACACGACGACGAGTATTAGAACGAGCCATTATACATATACTAAATATTAAATACTTATCTCTCTTTTTATTTAAAATAAAAGGGTAAAAAGAAAGTAAAAAAGATACTGATTTCTGGTTATGTGACTCATTTCTGGTTATGTGACTGATTTCTGGTTATGTGACTGATTTCTGGTTATGTGACTCATTTCTGGGTTAATATAGTAGTATGTAATGAGTTAATTATTGCTTAATAGGATTTAATTCAAATACTAAATATGGTAGATAAGGGGTGGATTTGCTGTATAGATGTGCCGATTAAATAGTATAACAAAAATGCAAAACCTTAAGCTTTTCTAAACTTTATTGCGCAGGTTGTGGGTTCTTCGGCAACGCCTTTGGGTCGCAATAAAGTGATTCGCAATATTTATTCTTCCATGCTCTGCACAGCGTACAATCTTTGATTTGGTAATGTGGTTTCTTCGGATGGTTCATCCTCCCCCTTTTTTATTCCCACCTTTCTTATTTTTCTTTATACTACGATTTTTCCGAGAAGAAGAACGTTTTGAACCTTTTGCAGTTTTATTTTTTCTAACATTTTTAGATTTTTTAGAAACACGACGACGAGTATTAGAACGAGCCATTATATATATGATAAATATTAAATACTTATCTCTCCCTTTATCTAAAATAGAAGGGTAAAAAGAAAGTGAAAAGGATAATCATGTCTTAGTTAATATAGTATTAGATAGAATGTTAATAAAGGTATAATAGTGTTTAATTCAAATATAAAATATGGGTAGATTCGCTACATAATTTGGAGATCATTAAATTTTTGTGTTAATGATTTGAAAAATATATCAAACTATTGCTTTTAAAATAGATAAAGAAGTAAGTGAATTATTTACAAGCGATAGTGCAAGTGAATCACCAAATAGTTTATAAAAAAAGTATCTAAACAAATATATCTATATATTTTCAAGAATGAAAATATATGGTTTTGTTGGTGCAATAATGGAGGTAGTTTTATTTATGTGTTGTTTCACTCAGTTGAGACATCATTTTTCCACAATAGGAGAAATGAATAAGATTGTATCATATTGGCTTGGATTTACGGTATTAACAGGTTTCTGGGAGCTAGTTTATCTTTCTTATAGAAGAATAATTAATTCATATGCTAATGAATTGGTTAAACATAATCAAAGTGTATGGACAAATAAATATAGTATTAGTATGATTTTACCTTGGAATTTATCTAAATTATTTTATTCAGAATATGGAGCATGGGCAGATCGGGAATACAAGACAAGTGCTGATAATTGGAGTTTTACTATAGAAGGAACTCATTGTATGATATGTGGTTTATTTTCTTTAATCGCATTATATGCAAAGGTAATGGGTGATATGGAAATATTTTATTTAGCATTAGGTGGCGGAATGGTATCACAATTTATGAATAGTTTATTATATATGGAAGAATATTTTATTCAAACGCATTTACCAGCAAATGTAAATTATGATACGCCTAATTTTCCCTGTGGTAAATATTTATTTAAGAGACCTTTCATGTATATTAATTTATTGTGGATGATTATGCCAGCATATGCAATGTTAGTTTATATGACATAACCAATCCAATCCAATCCAATGTAATCTAATGTAATTCAAATGAATTAATAATTAAACCAACTTTGGTTTCATAGGATCTAAAGGATTATTATCCAAAATTAACATCCCGAATCGTAATAAATTAGTTAAATTTTTCACGGATTTAGGTAATGATTCTAAACGATTTCCTTTTAAATTTAAAAAACTTAATTGAGTTAAATTACCAATAGTGTCGGGTAATATTTTCAAACGATTATTTTCCAAGTTAAAAGACATAAGTTCAGATAATTTACCAATAGATTTAGGTAGTGTAGTTAATCTATTATCATCTAATTCTAAATTTCTTAAACGACTTAAATTACCAATAGATGTAGATAATCTAGTTAATCTATTATTATTTAATCTTAAATCTTGTAAAAGAGTTAAATTCCCAATAGATTCAGGTAATGTATTTAAATCTCTATTGCTTAAATCCAATGATTCACTTTTTTTTACAAATGCTTTTACAATATCTTTTTCAGCACCTTTATATAATTGAGGAACAGCATTTAAATAACTCTCTCTATCTTTTACTCCTGATAATCCTTGTTTACGTGATAATTCTCTCCAGAAACGAGGACTTCTACAAATATTAGCAGCATCTGTATTAGTTTGACACCAATTCAATAAATCAAAAATATTAAGGTTAGAGACAACGGTAAGCATAATAGGTGAAATATCTCCACTAGGAACACCTAATGTAGTTAACGTAGTTAAATAATCATCACCGTTCGCTCCTCCACGTATAGTTTTTTTACCATGTTTATTTTTCCGTGAAGATTTCCGTAAAGATTTGCGTAAAGATTTGCGTAAAGATTTCCCAGAACGCTTAACATTTTTACAACGACGAGTAGTTCGTTTAGAGTTTTTTGAGCCTTTACGAGTATTACAATGAGGCATTATATAATAAATAAAGAAAAACTTCTAATCCATGCCAATCCACACCAATCCACGCCAATCCATGCCAATCCACACCAATCCATGCCAATCCATGCTAATCCATTCCAATCCACACCAAATTCAAATACTTATCTCTCTTTTAACAATAAATAAAATTGATTAAAAGAAACTAAAAATATAATAAATAAATAACAATCAATCATGGATGACTACATAGAAATGGAATATGATTTCAATCTAATCTCAAAAGGAAAAAAGGGCGGAGCAGGAGGAAGAAAACAAAAAGAAATAAGTATGAAAAAGAAGAAAGAAATGAACAACAAGAGTTGTTATAATAGTAAACATGTACGCAAAGTAACATCACAATATGACAAAACAATCACACCAAGACCCAAATAAACATCAAAATCCAAATAATTAATTATTATATTTAATAACATTTTTTATCATTAATAATTCAAATAGTAGAATATATAGTTCTCCAAAAAAGCTTTAATAGATATATAAAAGCTCAAATCCTGATAAATCCTCATGTATAGATAATAAACATATGATATATTTTTGTTTATTAAACTATCTACACTAAAAATAGTATAAACTAAAATTAATATAAATATTATTATAGTACATAAAATAATGATACCTATATATGAACCATATATAGAAAAATATAAAAGTTCTGCTATAAAAGCTATAAATGATAATTGGATAAGTAATTATGGTATAAATGTTAGAAATAGCGAAGAAAAAATCAAAAAAATATTAAATATTAAATATTGTATATTAATGAATAATGGCACATCTGCAACACATTGTTTATTATTAGCTTTAAAATATAAATATCCTGATATTAATAAAATATATATTCCGAATAATGTATTTATTGCACCGTGGAATTGTGTATATAGAGAATTTGAAAAAGACAAAATTGAAGTAATGAAAATAAATAGTGACACTATGAATATTGATACGAGTGAAGAATATTTAAATTCTTTAGAAAAAAATAGTTGCATATTTATAGTTCATAATTTGGGAAATATTATTAATGTTCCACGAATAAAAAGAATAAGACCTGATATAATAATTATTGAAGATAATTGTGAAGGTATATTTGGAAAATACGAAGAATATTATTCAGGAACATATAAAGATACACTATGTTCTGCAGTTTCATTTTATGCTAATAAAACAATAACCACTGGTGAAGGTGGTGCGTTTTTTACGAACGATAATGATGTATTTGAATATATAAATTCAATACATAGTCATTCAATGACAAAAGAAAGATATATTCATGATAAATTAGCATATAACTATAGAATGACAAATGTTCAAGCAGGTTTCCTTTATGACCAATTATCAGATATAGAACATATATTAAATTTAAAAAAAATAATATTCAATAATTATGATATATTTTTGAATAATTTAATAAAAATGAAACAAATAAAAAAACTTGAAAGTGAAGATTTTACAACTTCTAGTAATTGGATGTATTGTATTATTATAAATATATTGGAGTTTGATTTTAATGATTTTGAAAATTATATGAATGAAAAATTAGTTCAAGTAAGACCATTTTTTTATGATATAAGAAAACATACACATTTAAAAGATACTAATGTAAAATATGATGAAATTATGATTTCCAATAATGGTATAATGCTTCCAAGTTATCCAGGTTTAACTATCGAAAAACAAGAATATATTTGTAATTGTATTAAAGAATATATTAATAAATAAATTTATTTAGTTTTAATTTTTAAAATAACGTATATCATATATATATTATATTAATTTTTGTATAATATATATTAATGTATATTTATTTATTATATACAATTATTCAATCTTTTACATAAATTATCTATATCTAAATATGAAGGAAAATTACCATTATAATTTTCCGTATATAAGTTTAAATTAGGATTTGGATGAGAAATTTTAATATATTTTTTATTTTCTAATAATGATTTTCTATAATATTCAATCCATTTTTTTACATATTCTATATTTGCTTTATAACAAGACAATAATTTAAAACTACATCTTTTTAAACCAATAAATGCAAAATGATATAAATAAAATTTATTAAACTTTATTGTTTTGCCATACTTATCAAAATTACAATGACCATAAACTTTATTTTTTATATGTTTAGTAATACGAGGTGCAATATAAAAATCATCTTTGTTTAAATAGTTATATTGATTATATACAAAAATTTTATGTGGTAAATCTACACTAATTAATTGACTATCATTATTATATAAATTTTCTACATTTTGTATTAATTCTACATCAAAAAATTCATCTAAATCTGTAGCCCATATTAAATCAATATTATCTTTTACATACTTAGATGCTTCTGCAAACATTTTTTGTTTTTCTATAAAACTAACACCATTATAATTTGTCACTGTATTAGGATTAAAATCCTTTATTAATTTTATCTTATTATATTTATCATCAAATTGTTCTATATATTCAATAGTTCCATCAATTGAATTTCTTTTATTAACTATATCATAATCCACAAAAATAATTTGATCAAAATATTTATATAAAAATGGTAATTTATGTTCAATAAATTCTAATTCGTTACACATTATACTTATATGACAATGTTTCATTTTTGTTATATTATATAAATATATTTTGCTTTTAAATAATAAAGATTATAATTTAAATTATTCAAAAAGATAAAAATAGAAGACAAATCACACAAGAAGTATATGATTTATTAGTAACTCACATGAAAAAATTCAATAAGTTAATTTTATCTAATGATATTGTTAATTATAAGAAAAAATATTTTCCTGAATTATTGGGATTTCCTATGAATTGTATTAGGGAGTTTCAATCGGGGGAGCATAAGGAGGATAATAAAGAGCTCTAACATAACGTTTTTTATATTCTTCGCTCCAATTACTATCAATAATATTATTAAAGGGTACTTCTCTTTTATAATATGATCCTTCACTATTTTGAGAAATACCTTTATAATCTTCATCAATTAGCTTAAATAATTGTTCTAACTGTAATATTGCTAATGAAATTAATTTATGAAATAAAGAATATCCAGTATCGTCATTATTTATATTTATTTTTTCTTGAATTAATATATTACCCTTATCTATTTCAGGAATACACTCATGATAAGTTATACCAGTTTCTTTTTCATTATTAATTATAGCCCAAACACTAGAAAAACAACCTTTATAATTAGGAAGTAATGATGGATGTAAATTTACAGATCTACCATTAAAACTATTTAATATTTCAGCCTTTATAATATTTCTGTAATGAAACGATAATAAAAATCCATTTTTTCCATTAATTATATGTTTGCACTTATTAATAGATTCTGTATAATACTCTAACTTTAAATATTTAATAAAAGATAATAACATATCATTATCTTTTTTATGAGTAAAAATAATTATTTTTTTATAATTAAAATTATTTTTTAATAAAATAATATTTAATGCTTCATAACCAGCTCTTCCATAACAACAAAAAAATAGGTAATCTTTTATCATAATATAATTTATGATAAATTATTATTTAAATATTTAAAATTATAATTAATAAAATGAATATAGAGTTACCTGTATCTCTAGGAGAGGCATTAGATAAGTTGACCATATTAGATATAAAATTAGAAAAAATTAAAGATAATAGAAAAGAAGATGTTAAAAAAGAATATGACATGTTATTTAAAAAACTAGAAATCTATATTGAAAAATATAATTATTATTATAATATTTTAAAAAAAGTTAACTTAGATATTTGGGAAATGCAAGATAATTTTAGATATAATAATGGTGATAAAGTAAAATTATGTCTTAAAATTATTGAAGATAATGATTCACGTTTTAGAATAAAGAAAAAAATAAATGATATTGCTAATTCTACTATTAAAGAACAAAAAGGATATAATATTAAAAAAGCATTTATATTAACACATCTAGGATTAGGAGATAACATAACAGCAATAGGTATGGTAAGATATTTAAGTACTGTATACGATGAAGTATTAGTAGTATGTAAAAATAAGTATAAAAAAAATGTAGAACTATTTTATAATGACGATGATACTATAAAAATTAAAGGTGTTAATAATGATATTAATATTTCGCCTAATTGTGGATTTAATATAAAAGAATTTAATTTACTAACTAAAGGATATGAATTATATATGTGTGGTTGTCATAATTTAGTAAATAAATATTTTGATGTTAATCAAATACCATATTCTTTTTATAATCAAATAAATATATCTGTAAATAAATTTTGGGATTATTTTCATATTCCTAATAATACTTTTTCTAAAGAATTATTTAATACATTGAATAATAACAATTATGTATTTATTCATAACCAAAGTAGTAATGGTGTAGTTTTTACAACAGATATTATAGAAAAAAAATTAAATATTAATAAAAATAATATATTATTTATAAATCCTAATATAAATTGTTATGATAAAAATAACGAATTTTATGAAATTGCTGAAAAGTTTATTGGACATAAGTTAATTAACTATATCAATTTGATAAAAAATGCTAATTATAATATTTTAACCGATAGTTCATTTTTTTGTATGGCTATTAATTTAGAAATATTAAACGATAATAATTATTATATTTCTAGAAATAATCGTTCATATAATAATCTATACTTTTCTAAAAATATATTTAAAGATAATAAAAAAAAAATTTTTAAACAAATTAAATTATAAATTATTTTAACATCTGTAATTTAATATTATTAATTAATATATTTTTTAAAAACATTTAAAATTTAATAAAGAATTAATTAAATGATTAAAATATGGGGTATAATTACAGCAAGAAAAGGTTCTGTTAGATTACCATCAAAAAACATAAAAAAAATAATTAATAAACCATTAATAGAATACACCTATATTGCAACAAAAGATAGTAAATTAGATAAGATAATTTTATCTACAGATTGTGAAGAATGTATTAAACTTTCAAAAAAATATAATCATATAGAGGTCCCATTTATTAGACCAGACCATTTATCTTCAGCTACATCAAAACATATTGATGTTTTAAAACATTGTATTCTACATTATAAGAATAATAATGTAACATTACCAGAATATATCTTTGTTTTACAACCAACTACTCCTCAGCGAACACAAGAGGATATTAATTATATATGTGAATATGTAAAAAAATATAAACCAAAGGGATTAACAACGTGGACTAAGGATAACACAGATTATGAAAATGGGTTGGCATTTATTATTAAAACAGACGTTTTATTAAATGAAGAACCTATTAAGAATCATAATAAATACGAAGCATGTTCTTGGAATTATTCAGGTTTTCCAGATGATATACATAAAGTTATTTATCCAAACTATAAAATTGTTGATATAGATGAATTAGAAGATTTTGAATATGTAGAATTTTTAATGAAAAAAAAGGGTAAAAAACAAACAAGAAATACCATTAAAATTGGTAATAGAATTATAAATAATGAATCCAAACCTTTTGTAATAGCAGAAATTGGTATAAATCACGAAGGTTGTATGAAAAAGGCAATTAAAATGATCTATGATGCTTATTATGCGGGTTGTGAATGTGTTAAATTTCAATGTCATATAGCAAATGAAGAAATGACAAATGAAGCTAAAAATATAGTGCCCAGTAATGCTAACAATAGTATTTATGATATAATAGATAGATGTTCCTTGAACAAAGAACAAGAATTGTTACTTAAAAAAACAGTGGAAGAATTAGGTATGATATATTTATGCACTCCATTTTCTATAGCAGCCGCTGATCGATTAGAAAAATTAGGTGTGCAAGCATATAAAATCGGTTCTGGTGAAATGAATAATTTACAATTAATAGAACACGTTGCTAAGTTTGGTAAACCCATGTTGGTTAGTACAGGAATGAATCCTTTACATAAAATTAGAAAAACGGTTGAATTATTAGAAAAATATAAAGTTCAGTATTGTTTATTTCATTGTGTATCCATGTATCCTACTCCATATGATAAAGTTAATTTACCGGGTATTGATGATTTAAAATATGAGTTTCCAAATGCTATTATTGGATTATCCGATCATTCTATAGGAATAACATCTTGTTTTGGAGCATATATGAAAGGTTGTCAAATATTTGAAAAACATTATACAAGTTATAAGTCATGGTCTGGACCAGATATAGAAATTTCAATAACACCTGAAGAATTAAAAAGTCTTATAGAACAATTAGATATATTAAAGGAATGTAATAAAGGTGATGGTCGTTTGGAAATACAAAAAGAAGAACAAGGAACCATTGATTTTGCATTTTGCACATTAACAAGTACAAAAGATTTAAAAGAAGGACATATTTTACAAAAGGAAGATTTAATTGCAAAACGACCAAACATAGGTGATTTTTTAGCCGAAGATATACCAAAATTAATAGGGAAAACACTTCAAAAAGATATAAGAAAAGATGAAAAAATATATAAATATATATTATTATAGTTTTTAATAAAATGTCTAACGAAAAAGAAAAAAAATTAAAAAATATTTTAATAGTAGGAATAACAGGTTTTTTAGGACGTAATTTTGCAAAAAAAATATGGTACGAATACAAAGATATATATAATATAATTGGTACAGGATTATCACCTAATAAAATTGAATTATTTAAAAATATTAGAAGAAGTTGGAATGCAACAGAATTAGATATACCGACACATTGTATTGATATTGTTAATGATTATAATAAATTAGAAAATATTTTTCAAGATAATAATATACATTATGTTATACACTGTGCAGCATTAAAATATATTGATATTGCAACAAAACAGCCAGAAAAAGCAATTGATATAAATATTAATGGGACATTAAATATTTTAAAATTATCAAAAAAATATAATGTAAAAAATTTAATAGGAATTAGTACAGATAAAGCTAATAAACCCAAAAATACTTATGGTATGACAAAATATTTAATGGAAGAATTAATAAAAAAATATAAATATACAATTTACCAGGGAGTTAATTTTTTTTGGTCTGATGGAAGTGTACTTGATATATGGAGAAGACAAATATTAAAAAACGATAATTTATGTATAACAAATTTTGAACAAGAAAGATACTATAGTAATATAAATGATATATGTGAAGATATTATAATTAATATAGACAATAAGAATAAAATAATAATTCCATCAAAAATATTTAAAATTAAATTATTAGATTTATTTAATAGTTTTGTAAAGTATTTTAATTATGATAAGAATAAATGTTTCTTTATAGGTTATAAAACAAATGAAAAAAAAATAGAAGATTTATTAAATGATAGTAACAAATATATAAATTTAAAAGAAAATGAAATAATTTGTATTATTGAAAATACTTACAAAACAGTTGAACTTAGTTTTTAACATATGATAATACTTTAGTATTATCATTATAATCTATAGATTTTAGAATTTTAATTATTCTTTTTGATGAATTTCCATCCCCAAAAACTAAGTTTGGATCAAATCTATAATTATTATATTCATTTAATTTATCTATAATTTCTTTTTTTGTAAAATTAAGAAATGTTGTTACATTTTCTAATTTTTTATGAATTCTATATTGTTGTCTTGTTCCTATATTTATAACAGGTGTTCCATAAACACACGCTTCTCTTATTCCTGCACTACTATTTCCGATTAAACAATTACAATTCTTTAATAAGACAGAAAATTTATCTATATCAATATGTCCATATATTGAAATATAATCATATTGTTCAATATTTATTTTTTTCATAAAAGCAATTAATTCCTCATTACCATAATCTATATTTGGTTTTATAAAAATAACTCTATGTTTATATTCAATAATAGCATTTAATAGTTCTTTCCATATTTTTAAAGATTGGATTTTATTTGTTGATACTGGATGGTAACATAAAATAATAAATTTATTATTCAGTTTAAATTCATTTAAAACTGATTTTTCAAAAGACTCATTAATATTTAAAAGTTCATCATATCTTGGACAACCAGTAACAAAGATATTTTTTTCAAATTCACCCATTCGTATTAAATTATTTTTTGCTTGTTCAGTTGAAACTAAATGATAATTTGCTAACTTACTAATAGAATGTCTAATTTTTTCATCAAGCGTTCCAGTAATTTCACCTCCTTCAATATGAACTAAACAAAAATTCATTAATGATGCGGTTATAGCAAAGGGGTACATATCAAATCTATCAAATCCACATAAAATAATATTAGGATTTATTTTTTTCAAAATACTTGGTAATTTTAATAATCCAATTCCAATAGTTTCTACTGTTTTTGTTATATCATCTCCTGCTATTGTAGTAAATACTTCTTCAGTAATATTAATTCCATCTTGGATTATTTGATTTTTTGATTCACCATATTCTTTTAAAAGATGAGAACCAGTTACTAATAAAGATAATTCTATATCTTTATCTTCTTGTAATAATTTAAGTATAGGTCTTAATTTTGAATATTCTGCTCTATTTGTTGTATAAACACAAATTGTTTTCATTTAAATACTAAATTATAAGTAGTATTTAATATATTTTATTTTAATCAATTAAAAGTTTTAGTAAAATTATCATACAATTGTTCACATATATATTTATTGATTCCTTTCTTTAAATTTTGTATTTTTTTTGAAGAGAATACATAATGTCCGCATATTTCTATTAATTTTTCTTTATTTTTTTCCGGATTAAAATCATCACTAACCCATTTTTTCCATTTACCTGAATTATAACAAAGTTCATAAAATAAATCTACATTTTCTTGATCATTATTATTTTTTAAATATTTTAAAAATAATTTCGTTTCAAAAACACCTAATTCAGGTGCAATATTTAAAGAATCTAATCCTGTATTAAATCTATCAATCATGATATCTTTATCCATATAATCACCATTATGTTCCTTGCTTAATTTTTGATATGTTTTAACAACATTTAACATTTTAACCAATCTATTAGAATTATACTTTCCTGTATTTATACCATCTTTTAATGAAGTTCCAGATTGTATAACACAAAATAAAATTCTTTCAAAAATACGTTTATCAAATTGATGTTTAACTTTGTGTAATAATCTTTCTATTTCTTCTGCCGAAAATTTTCTAATAGCTTCTTCTGTAGCAATTTCAAAATATAAATTAGGATTTTCATTATAACAAAATTTTAATACATCAACCGTCCATTTTAAACCATCATCGAAATCAGGATATTTTTTCCAAGGATCAATATGTATAGCATCAAAATATTTACAATCATATTTCAATGATTCATAACCATCATCGTCATATAAACCTTGTCCAGGTCCTCCATGATCTCTTTGTATGGCTATATATTTACTTTTTGATTTAACATATTTTGTAAAAGTTTCTGTCGTCCAATTATTTACATAACCACCATTCCATTCTACTTGTCTCCTAGAAGGAATAAAAGTGACAGGTATTTGCGTATTATTAGAAAATTCAATTAATGTATCAACGATATTTTTACTCATTGGTCCAAAACAAAATTTTGAATTTATCAAAATATTTTTCATATGTTTTATATTAAAGAAATTTCTTTAATATAAAATTATTTATAATCTTGTTCATTTGTATTTTCTCTTTTATATTTGTCTGCCAATCGAACAACATCCCATAATTCTGGTGTAGAACATTCAAGATATTCTGAATCTTCTATTCCTTCCATTCTATGTATAGTATATGGTGTAATTGTAAGTCTATCTCCAGCTACCATTTCTCGTTTTTCTAAATTATCTATATCTTTACCAATATATAATCTAACCTTTCCACTTAAAACATAAATGGTTTCTCTTTTTAATTCATGATATTGCATACTACAACATTCATTTGATTTCATAAACAATTTTTTAACAACATAATGGTCATTGTATTCAATTAATTCCTCTCTACCCCATGGTTTATCAACAAAATTTGGTTGGTCGTCTTTTATGGTTACAAATTTTGACGTAAAATCATAATAAGGTATACCTTTATTTCTTACTACATTAACAGCATAACAGGTATTTTTGTCTCCATTCGGTTTTCTATCATTAATTAGAATTCTTACACCACCGCCCAATCCCATAATTAATTTATCATATACTATACCCAATCTCAATAATTCTTTTTCTGTTTTTGGTCTCAAACTTTCTTTTCTACCCGTAGTTAAAATAATTCTATAACCCAATCTATCCCAGTTGTCAATAGCATTTTTTGTATTTGGTAATAGTTCGTGGCAATCGCATGTAACTTGATCCGAAACTCCGCCAACGTGATTCCATAATGTTCCATCAATATCACAAAAAATTGTTTTTGGTCGTTCCATTTATAATGATATAAAATTATTTATTTAAATTATATATATTTATATAAAATTTTCTATCATTTTTATTTCTACTTCAGTTTTTAAATTTAATTCTTTTATATATGCATTTGCACCAGAAATAATAATTGTTATTTTTTTATTTTCACTCTTTATCATTTCATTAAAAGAACCGCACAATAAATTATAACCATCTATATAATTATTGATCTTATTTGGAGAATTATCTAATATTCCTTTAAATTTTGTATAATCCAAACCAAATAAGAAAAGAGTTGTACTATGAACAGAACAGGGCCAAATATAATATTCTCTAGTTATATTATTATTTATATAACTATTAATATTTCCTGTTATTGTTTTTATATTTTTAATATAATTTAAAATATTATTACTAGTATTTATATTTTTAATAGGTCTTTGAATTAAATTATTTTCTTTTTTAAACTCTAAAAATAATGAAAAATTTTTAAAATCATATCTTCTATTTAAATTATAACCATAATTATTATATAAATTAAATAAGAGTTGATGTTCTATTTGAAAAGTATGTTCTATATTTAATATAATACAATGATTATTTTCAATAGCATAATCAAAATCTGGATGATTTAATATTACATATTTATATCCTACTTCTTGAATTTTTTTTAAAGCATCCAATGGATTATAAAAATGTTCAAATACATCAGACATAATTAAACAATCCGCTTTAATTTCCTCTTTGTCAGCATTTTCAAAATATTTTTTAATAATTTTTAATTTTTCGTATTGTTTTCCTCTATAATTTGGTTCGATTATTTTATATTCTATATATGATTCACTAACAATTGTTTGTGCCAAATCTCCTGTAGCAGCACCAATTTCACAAATTGTTTTTATATCTTTATTTTGTAATATAAAATTTTTAAACTTAGTATGTTTTTCACTTTTAACTGAACCGTAAGCATCAATATGATTTTTACCATATACAATATTTATATCTGCTAAATATTTTATCATAGAAGAATTACATTTTTTACATTCAATAATATTATAAGGAATGAATTCATTTGTTTTATCTATTTCGAATAGATTTAAAGATTGTGATATTTTTATATTTTCAAGCAATATATTTTTAAAAGTAGTATTATTGCAAATACAACATTTATAACGTTCATTGAATGACATAATATAATATATTTTTTATCTTTAAATAATATAATTCAAAGTTAATATTTATATATTATTAATTAACATATATTTTCCCAAATTAAATAAAAAATTTGAAAGTGGATAATTATGAAGCGGAGCCATATTTATCCAGATTAAACCATTTAAAATATTTATTTTTTTCTTATCAATATTATTTTCAATAATAAATTTATCAAAATCAATCATTTGATTTATTAAAAAAAAATTACATTTCATGTCAACTTCACATCTATTCTCATCAATTATTTTTATATTAAACAAATTTTTATTAATATTTGAATGATTAAAATAAATATTATGTTGCAATTTTGCCAGATCATAATATTTATCACCTCTTTCAATATCGCCTCCAAAATCTTGTCTCCAATCAATTAAACAAAATTCTTTGTTTTTTCTTAATAAAATATTGTCTAATATAAAATCACCGTGATAATTAGTAGGTGGGTCTTTACATAATTTTTTAAAATTAATTTTTTTTAATAAATTATCAATACTTCCTACATTTACATTATTTATAATATTATAATCTATATTTCTTTTATCATTAAAATATTTTTTAATTCTTTTCCATGTCTTTGTATAATAAAAATTATAACAAATATTCTCAAAATTATCAATATTCTTATTTTTTACCCATAAATTTTTATCTGCCCAAACCAGTAATTTATATATTAAACCTTTTTCATAAATTTCTGATAGAGGCATTGAATCAATTAATTCCATACTATGATAATTTTTTGACTTTGAAAATATTTTTGGAACTAGATTTTCTCCAATATACTTTATTCTTTTTAATTTATTTTTATTAATATTTTCATCATAAAAATATTTAATAACTTTATCCTTATGAAATATTATTGATTCATTTTTTTTATATAATATATTATAATTACAAGGTAATGCTTGTATTATCTCATTATAAGATTTCATATTTCCCATATCATAATATTGTTTTAAATGTATAAATTTAAAATTTATTCCGTCTTTCAACATTAAATTAAAGGCATGAATATCACTTAGATTACTTTTTAATGGATCATCATTATATAATTGATATAACTTTTCCCAAAAAAACTTATAATTATAAATATATGCTAGTCCAGTATAAATATAATCATAATTATCACATCCCTTTTCATTAATTAGACAAACAATTCCATTAGATATGTTTAATGATGAATAGTGTGAACTATCATTATAAGTATAACCAAATAAAATATTATTATTTGTATTCATATTAATATCTATTTTTTCTAAAATAATTGCATCACAGCAATGAAAAAAAAATGGTTCATTCACATATTTTTTAGCTTTCAAAAGAGAATATCCTAAGCTTGAACCCGAATCTTCATAATTATCTACCTCTACAAATGTTATATTCAATTTATTACCATATGCAATATTCACATATTGTTTAACAATATCGCCTAAATAACCAATTGTTATTATAAATTTTACATCTGACATATTTTTATAATTATCAAATATATAGTCCAATGGGCATTTGTCTCCTATTCTAATAATTGATTTATTTAAAAAAGAAGTTAAATCACCTAATCTTGAACCTAGTCCACTTGTAGTTATTAAAACTATCATTAATTATTATAATAATAATTAATTTTTATATATATTTTTCATATAATTTTTTTATCTGATCTTTTGTATACAAAAGATGCATTACATCATGATTTAAATTTTTATCTATAAATTCTCTAGAATAAGTGATATCTTTTGATAATTTTTTCCATAAAGGACTGTTTTTATCACTTTTTTTTACAGCAATATTATTATAATCGTTTTCTTTTAAATTTAATTCTTTTAATATTTCCTTTTTATTATTTGATAAATTTTCACAAGTTAAAATTATTAATTTATTATTATTTTTTAATTCAAAAATTGTAATCCCTTTTTCTTTATTTATTTTATTTAAATCTATATCTACTATTTTTAAAAAATTTTGCATCCAAAATAATGGGAAAAAATGGAAATATTGAAAATCATATAAATCATTTATTTGTTCTTTATTCAAACTTAATACTTCCCTACAAGAAGGCCCATAATAATTATACATACGATGATGATGAAACGCTTCCTTTTCTCCTGTTTTTTGACCGTACATTATTTCAGTATAAAATTTTGAAAAATTTCTAGAAATAGGATCTTTCATTATTGTTATTATTGTTTTATTTGATTGTTCTAATGTATATAATAAATCAATTAATAAATGAGTTCCATATGTTTTAATACCTTGTTTCATTAAATTTGTTTCCATAAAAGTAGTACCACAGTGTCCTGGAGTACATATCATTACATCAAAGTCATGACGTATTTTTGTATGATTTCCAATTGTATGTAAATATTTTTTATAAAGCAATTCTTTAAAAGGTGAATTTAAATTTTGATTCATATATCATACAATTAATACATTAAATATATTTATATTGATAATATAATGTAATTAATATATTAATTGTATATTTTTTTTGTCAATATTACTATCTATGTGTTCTCTCGCTGAATAAACATTAAATATACAATATTTAAATCTATTATTGAAACAAGAACCATAAATATTTGAATTTTTACTATTTGATAAAAACCATAAATCATAATATGTTTCATCTTTATCTTTTCTATTTTTTCTATATTCTACATATACATTTTTTTTATTTAATTTATTCAAATCTAAAGAACTTAGTAAATTATAACTTCTATCAATTTCTATTCTACAATTATCAAAACGACAAAATATAACCCAATCATATTCAAAATTATTTTCTTTTTCATATTCACTTTTTAATTCACAAACTTTTTTTTTTGAATATAAACAACTAGAAAGACGAAATGAAGCTATTTTACATTCTTTCAATAAAAAATCCATAGATCCTCTACATTCTAAAGCTCGTTTATATCCCAATTTAGCATTTAAACTACAATTCCATTGATCTATATCTTTTTCAACTATTATTCCATAATTTTTCAAATTTATTGGAAAATCTCTTTGTTCTTCAATTATAGATTTTTTTGGATTATATAATTCCTTTAATAAATTTTCATTTTCTTTATCCCAACAATGAATAAATACATCTGTATCATATTTATCTATAAATTTTTTCTTTAAATTTAAATATCCTAGATGTGGTGGTACTTTATTTTTTTTAAATAATTTTGTTTCTTGATTCGTTCTATTGACTATATTGTGTTTTATTAATTCATTTGTCCTAGTTGATCCATTAGAGTAGAATCCAGTGTTTCCAAACAAACAAATGGCAATCTTCATATATAAATTACATTACTTATATTTTTAAATATAAAAATCAAAAATTATAAACTATTTTCTGGATGATATTGATATCCCTCAATATTATCCTGTTTGTATTCATTTACCACGTTATTGGATAAATCGATTATTTTATATAAATGACAATAAAATTTATTGTTTTTAAATCCAATATTTGGTTTTTCACATTTTATTATTTTATATCTTAAAATATCAAGCCCTTCGATTTTTTTATCATTATCAAATTCATCGTATATTTCCGTTAATAATATTTGTAATCCCGAACAAATTCCAATATATTTAATTGAATTTTCATGAATTCTCTTTTTTAACATATCAAAATCATCGTGTTTTTTCAATATATCAATTAAAATATAACTATTATAGTGCCCTGTTATACATATTGTTTCGTTATTAGGTATTTCTTTTATATTATTAACAAATATACAATTATAAATTTTTGAAAAATGTTTTTTTACAGATACTATATTACCTTCTAAATAAGATAAAAAGTAAAATTTTTCTTCTATTTTTTTATAAAATAATGTAGATATAGATACACCGGTTATAAAAGAATATTTTTCTTCTATATCTTTTAATGAATCTAAATTATTTATTCCACCGGCATATAAACAACTCATTGTGCCATCACAGAAAATATCTGTTTGTTTTAAATAATTTAATAATAAATCATCATACCCTTCTAATGTACCATCTCTATCAATACTTATAATTAAAATTTCTATAACATTATTTTTTTTTAATTCTTTTATCCAATTTATTAAAGTAATATTCGTTTCTTCCCGACCATAATTTTTGTAAACATAATAATCACCATTTATAAATCTTGTTTCTATTGAAGGTATTATTATTTGAGACCCATATAAATTATTTATATCATCTAGTATTGAAATATTTTCATGTAAATATGTGTTTAACATTATACGATCGCCACCGATTTTCATCTTATTATTAACTTCTTCAATCGAGTCTATTCCACCACTAATTATGTGTGGTAATGACAATTTATTTTCTAATATTTCTTTTATATTTTCTTTTCCAGATTTTATACCATATAAAGACGCCGTTACATCATTTAAAATAATTTCAAAATTATTATTTACATTTTTTTTTATATAATTATTAACTTTTTTATATATTTCTTGAAAATCTCCTATTTTTTCTACACCCTCATAATTTATACCTTTAACTATATTATCATTTCTGATATCAAATTTAGTTATTATTCTCATATATCTTATTATAAATAATATTTAAAAATATTTTTAAATAAATATATAAATGAATATACAATTTTGTAAAAAATGTACTATATCTAATTTTAGACCATCAAGCTGTATAGAATTTAAAAATAATAACAAAAAAAAAGATTATATAAATTTTAATGATAATGTATGTTCTGCTTGTTATGTAAACGATACATATAAACTATCGGTTGATTGGGAAGAAAGAAAAAAGACATTAGATGAATTATTAGAATCATTAAAAAGTAATAATACATATGATATTATTATTCCAGCAAGTGGAGGTAAAGACAGCACATATGCTTGTTATATATTGAAACAAGTTCATAAAGCAAAATGTTTAAGTGTTACCTGGGCACCACATATTTATACTATACCTGGTTTTAAAAACTTACAAAACATGATACACAATATTGGTATTGATAATTTATTATTTACACCAAATGGAAAAGTTCATCGTTTATTAACAAAATTAGCATTTAAAAATATTCTTCATCCATTCCAACCGTTTATTATTGGACAAAAAAATATAGCATTAAAAATGGCTGTAATATATGATGTTAATGCTGTATTTTATGGTGAAAATGAAGCAGAGTATGGCAATAATATAGATCAACTAAAAGTACCATTTAGAAAATTAGAACATTGTGTTGTAGACGATGACGAAGATTTTAATGAATTTATTATTTCTGGAGTAAAAGTAAAAAAATTAAAATCTGATTATGGATTAACTATTGAAGAATTAGAACCGTATTTACCTTTAAAAAAATCACAATTAAAAGGTAAAGATATTAAAATTTATTATGCAGGACATTTTTATAAATGGGATCCGCAAGAAGTATTTTATAAAATGGCAAGAGAATGCGGATTCATTACAAATGATCATAGAACAGAAGGTAGCTATTGTAAATATAGTTCATTTGATGATAGAATTGATGGATTTCATTATTATACTACTTGGATAAAGTTTGGATTAGGTAGAGCTAGTTATGATTCTTCACAAGAAATAAGAAATAAAAAAATATCATTAGAAGAAGGAAAAATGCTAGTTAAAAAATATGATGGCGAATTCCCAACTAGATTTTTTACAGAAGTTATAAATTATCTTGATATTGATATTGAAGAGTTTTTTGAAACTATTGATAAATTCAGAAATCCCTTATTATGGAAAAAAATAGATGATAATAAATGGAAAATGAAATATACTTGCTATGGTAAAGAAAAAATAGATAATAACTATAATTTAGTTAAAGAATATATTCAAAAAAATCCAACAAATAATTTTTTAATTAAATATAATACTCTGTCATAGCAAATCTTTCTCCTTCTTCTATATTTTTTCCTCTATGTATGTATGTTGTATCAACTATTATAATTGTTCCTTTCTTACCAATAATATCATATTTATTACAATTTTTATTTGTTTCTAATAATTTATTTATAGTATCATTATGGTATCTAGTATTATAATTTTCATTTCTTGGTGTTGGATTTCCTATATGTTTTTGAGAAGAATTAGTTATAAATTGAAAATTTCCATTTTTAGATGTAACATCAGATAAATACATAATTGTTTTAAACTGCATATTATGAGCATCCCTATGCCAACCACCTCCACTATTTGATTGTTTACTATCTTTATATATTAATTTATTAATTAATGTTTTTTTATTATATAATTTTTGTTTAGTGTAATCAAGAACAATATTATTAAATAATGTATTATTTGAAAAATTATTTTTGATAAATTCAGAATATTTTTCTACATTAAATATTCTTGGTTCTCCTTCTTCTCCATCATCACCATTACAAAACTGTATTTTATCTTTATAATTTTCAAAAATTTTATGATATTCAATAATTAAATTATTTAAAATTTCTTCATCATAATAATTTTCTAATATACAAATACCATATTCTTTTAAAAATAATAATAATATATTTGATTTTAAAGAAAAATATTTACAATCAAAAGTAGGTAATTGATAATCTTTTAATAAACACATAGTAGCATCTACATAATTATTCATATGAAACCATTTTAATAATTTAATTTCATTTTCATAACAATGACAAGATAATACACTATTATTTTGTTGATTAGTTATTTCATTATCTTTATTATAATATGAATTTTTATCATTAGTATCTAATCCCATACCAAACACATATGGTTTAACATTTTTTAATAAAAGTTCTAAAATACAATTAAAACCACACGAAGGAATTTTATCAAATAAATATGGAGATTTAATATTAATTAAAAAATTATTATAATTAGTTTGAGGTTGTTTTAATATTTTTATTTTATGTTTATTTTTTTGAAAAAAATCAAAATAATCAGCTAGATTTTTTTCATAACAAGTATCTTTATACTTATTTATAAATTCATTTTTAGTTTTTAAATATTTTTCTTCTAATAAGTATGCATAAATATGACAATTTAACATATAATAGTCTATTATTGTACCATTATTATTAGTAGGTAATGAAATATTACATCTTATATTATGTTTAAAAATATCTATAATATGATTTAAGTCTATATTATTATATTTTTTATTACCTAATATAATATATTCAGAATTCATATATATATATATAAATAGTATAATTATACTTTATATAAATATTATAATTATACTTTATATAAATATTATAATTATACTTTATATATATAATTATAATTAAATAATACTAGATAATATTACTAGATAATAATACTAGATAATAATATTATTTTTTTTTTATAATAGCTATACATCCTGCTTTTAATTTAGAATCAGGTGTACCTTTATATTCTGGTATACCTAATAAATTATGTAAATTTTGATCACGTTTTTGAGGAGAAGAAATTATTTCAATGCTGAGAATATTATTTGTAAGATATAGATTTTGTTCATCAGTCAAATATTCTGAATAAAATTGTTTAGTTTCATTAAATTTATGTAGTACATACCATACAGTATCATTAAATGATTCTTCATCTTCTAACTTTCCATCTTTATTATATTTATCAATCCATAAGTTACGACCTCCCTCATTTATAGCATTAGTATATAATACACCATGCTTTTGTCCCCACCAACTACCAGTCTGAAATCCCCACATAGTACATATATCTTCAATTATATATACACCTCCATTTTTTATTTTATTAAATAGATTTCCTAATGAAACAAGCATATGTTCTTGAAAATGTTGTCCATCATCAACAATTAAATCTAATTCAACATTTTCAAATATACTTTGTAATCCATCATTATTTTTTTGACAACATTTAATAGCATGAATTCTTGAACTAAAATTATTTAAGTAATTTAATATATTTTCAGAACATAATAAATGTCCTGCTGAATTTCTAACACAATTATCAATACAATATATTTCGCCAAATGAAAAATAATCATTCCACATTTTAATAGAACTTCCTTTAAAAATACCAATTTCTAACATATTAATTTTTTTATATCTAATATTTTTTAATACTTGATCATAATAAATTGTATAACCATGTTGAACTTTATCAGTTTCATATTTACTTGCTAATTCACATAAATCAGTTTGAACTGAGTCTGAAGAATTTATATTATATAATAAAGAAGTCATATAATATATTAGTATTAATTATTTTTATATAGATTATAATATTATATTATTTTCTAATAATTTTTAACTTCACTAATATCAATCAAAGGAAAAAATCTTTCATTTTCAACAGATGTTAAACTATAATTTCCAAAGATAGAAAAAGCTCTATTATGTCTATAACCAAAATTATAGAATCCATATACTTTTAAATTTATTTCAGGCATAATAACAAAAATAATCATTGCATGAATATTAGCATCCATCCATCCTTTTTTTAAACATCCTCCAACTTCGTTTAATTTATGAATATAATCACTAATAATAGGATGCTTCCATAAACTTAATTTACTAAAATGAAAATTATTATAAGGTGAATGTCCCAAATAATTATTATTTTTATCAATTATTCCCATGGATTTACAACGTGTTAATATATTTCTTATATTCATACCTTTACTATTACAATAATCAATCGTAAAATTAAATAATTCTTTTTGATCTTGACTTTCACGAAAAATAGATCTAAATACATAATCTTTATCCTTCAATTCATTTAAAAAATTTTCTTGTGATATAAAAGGTTTTATTAAAAAGGAATCATCATCAAATCTAATATAGCCATCATATTTTTGAAGTGAAGGATGATTTTGCATTTCTCCAGAAAAAAATCTACACATCATTAGATAACCTTTTGGTCTAAAACAAATAGACTTCGGATTTTTATTAAGATTAGAATTCTTTTTACAAAGACATTTATTATCTGATAGCATACTAGTTTTACATGGTTTTTGTTTAAAAATTAAATCATTTCTTATCATATCTATTTTTTCAAATACTATATTACTATATATATTTCTCATATTATTCATTTCTTTCTCTGTAAAATCTTCATGAAAAATTATTACAGGTAATTTTAAATGACTAGTTATATTTTTTAAAGACATATACATCATAACAATTCTTTTTTCTCCTGTAGATAATATACTATTATATCCATCTAATGGACTAGCCAAGTATACAATACAATAATTCATAACTGTAGTATAATAAATATAAGTTTATTTTTTTATATTATTAATTTAAAATTAACTTATTAAATTTTTTAATGAATAAATAATGAATAAATAATGAATCAATAATGAATCAATTATCACCAAACCTTCAACTTCAAGTCTTAGACCGAGTAGCCCAAAATGGATATTTTAATGATTCACCCTGACCAAACGGAACCATCCAAGACTCATCACCATCAATCACAACAGACCCATGAATTTTTCTTATTAAACTAAAAATACTTTGATCATGTCTATTATCTCTAAATTCCGGATGTTGTTGAGTATGATTATAAAAGTCAGTAAACATTAAAGGATGATCTACCAATGCTTTAATATATAAATCCATTAGTTTCATCAAATGTTTATTTTTCTTAAGTATTAATACTCCACCAAGATATTGTCCAGAATTAGCTATATCACTCTGAGTATCAATATTAAAATACTTAAAGATTTGACTAGTAGTCCAATATTTTTCTCTCTCTAATCCTCCAGGACCATGATTACCACTCATTTGAAATGACAAAACACCATATTCACTATCATTTAATAATTTAATATATTCATAAAATTTATCTAATCCTTGTTTATTTAATTTACATCCAGCATCAAGATAAACAATAAACTCATTTTCTTTCAATTCATTTAATTTAGAATACAGTAAAAAAGGACGCCATATCCAATATCCTGCACCTCTGGGAACAGATAATATATTTCTAAATTGATGAATAAATTGTTGAGGTAAATTTTCAGGACCAAAACCTTGAATAGATTTAAAAGAGTAAAAACTCTTAGCTTCATCTAATAAGCGTTTCTTTGCATCAGCAAATTTTTGATTGGCATAAGTCATAAAATGTATAGAATAATTTGATTCCATATATTTTATATAAGTATGATTTATTTAATACTGTTATATTTTTTAAGTTTATGTTGATGTAATATTGACTCGGTTTTTTTCTGAAAATAAAATATTTTTTCTAAAATAATTTTCATTAATCCAAAATTCATCTAATCCATATCTTTTCTCATCACTTACAAATCCTTGAGACCGCAATATATTTCTACATTCTTCTATCATATTTTTACCATCATCACCCCAAGCAGTAACTTCTATACATATAATATAAACTGGAATACTCCAATCCATTGTTTTTAATACTTCTAATTCTGAACCTTCTACATCTAATGACCAAAAATCTATATATTTAATTTGTGCTTCATGTAATATATCTGATAATTTTCTACATTTTATCTTTGTTACATCATTTCTATTTAATTTCCAAGCATCTATCCAATTTTTTTCAGATTGATTTTTTTGTGTATTTTCTAATAATTTTAATGGACCCCCTACACCAGTCCCATCACCAATATATTCAACATATTCTTCATCTGTTCCAACTAAACAATTAAAATTTTTACAATTGGGTCTATTTTTAATTAATTCATTAAAAGAATTTTTTCCTGGTTCAATTAATACACCTGTAAAATTTAAGTATTTTTCTAATGCATACGTATTAGACAGATATATTCCATCACATGCACCTAATTCTAAAAACACTCCATGACAATTTTTAACATTTATAAAATTATTAAGTAAAAGTTGATCTGTCATATATCCGTTAACCAATTGACTATATAATTGAACGCTCATTATTATTGTAAAAGTAATGGTTTTAAATTATTTTTTAAGTTTAATAGAATTAATCCAATAATCCAAATATGCTTTATCCATATTATATTCATTATTCGCTTTTTTCTTACTAATTTCATTATATTTATCATTTAAAAGTTGTTCATTAATTTCATTCCAATCATTAATAACTAATATAGGTAAACCTTCATAAATTTCATTAATAGAAGATGATAAAACAATAGGAATAACATCCAAGTATAACGCTTCCCATGTTCTATGACAATCTTCACCAGCACCTCTAGGCGACAAAATAAATTTATATTTTGAAATAATATCATAACATAATGGATTTGTAACAGATATTTTTATTTTTCCATCTACAAAAGAAGGTTGAAAATATTCTTTAGAAAATGGAATGCCATTAACAACTTCACAAAATTCATTCCATTCATTTTTTACTTTATTTAATAAAACTCCACGGCTACTATTTGTATTTAAAGAACAATTAATACATAATAATTTACGTTTATCGGTATCAAGTAAAGATGTATGAGTTAAATAATTAGTTAAGGATTCTTGTTGTCTATCAAAGTTTAATCCAATAGGAATACAGGTTACTTTATGATGTTTATAAGATTTATTCCATGTAAACCAATGACTAATAAGAGGATGATCAACCATTTGAGGTAACATATTAAATTCATCAGTTTCCAATGTAATCAAAATAATTCTACGTTTAAAATTCTGAATAATTTTAGTAAAAAAATCTCTAAGAATATGGTTATAGCCAGTTAAACAAACCAGTGTATTTTCAGGACAACTAGATAAATTAATATGATTAAAATTATTCACTTTACGAGTATATAGAACACCACCATTTTCTTTCACCCATTGTACAATATGATCTTCATTAATAAAGCGATGCATTATAAAATAATATATAGTAATATTTCTAATAACTATTTTTTAATAACTATATTGAAAAAGAGAGAAATAATTTACAAACAAGCACGACTCATATAACGAACAAATATATGGTCACAATCATTAGCATAATCATTAGTATCTGAAGGAGGAGAAGCACAAAAAATATAAGTAGATCTATTAATATTGGATAAATTATTAAAAATAAAATTCCTATGAAACAACCCATTCGTATTAATAACAACATTATCATATGAATCAATAAACAAATAATGACAAGCATTTTTACTTAAATGTCCATTAGAAGAATTAGTAGCAATATTTCCAATATTATGATTAATTTGTTCATAATAGGAAGCATCTTCACCATCTACATCTGGCTTTTGATGATAACTCCAACTATTCCAAAAAGAAGGAAAAAAACTATAATAATTAGCAGCAATATTTTCCATATTAGTTTCAGATAATCCAAAATATCTAATACAAGGAGAATATGTATTAATATTAAAATTTTGTAACAATTGTGCCCATACTTCTTGGTCTAAAGCATATTTTGCTTTATGAAGGTAATCTATAAAAGCAGAATCTAATTTAGAAGGAAAATCAATAGTAGCTAAATCGGATAATTTACCACTAACAGGATAAGAGCCAAATGGATTATTAACAGTAGAGCTAACGGCAGTATCCCAATAAGATGTAGGATCATTATAATAAGAATTTAAATCAATATCCAATTGTTCTGATGTTTTTTGAAATCGCATAGAAAGAGAGGTAAATGTAGTACTAAGAGAAGCAGGAGTAGTAACAGCGTAGTTACCAATGACACTACAAATAAAGTTAGCTACATTAGCACCGATAGTGTCAACTTGGCTATAAAGAGCCCAAAAAGCACCAGCTAAAAAGTTAATCCCTACTTATAAGCCTAAATCACTATCATCAGTAAGAGATAATAAAGAAAAAGCATTTGAAATTTTGTTAATACCATCGGTACGAATATTAGAATTAAAATCAATAAGATGTAATAAATTATTTTTAACTTTAAGAATTTCAGAAGCACTAGGAGTAGACATTATATATATATATATAATTCAATATATAAATATTTAAATTATTTTAAAGCCACATTCCTATTTCTCTCTCATCGTTCTTATTTCTCTCTCATTGTTCTTAATTCTCTCTCATCGTTCTTATTTCTCTCTCATCGTTCTTATTTCTCTCTCATTGTTCTTAATTATCTCTCATCGTTCTTAATTCTCTCTCATCGTTCTTAATTCTCTCTCATCGTTCTTAATTCTATCTTTTATAAAAAATATAACCCAAATATATAATGAAAAATTCAACAATAATCACAGGATTAATCATACTCGTAGTAATCATCGTTATCAATGATTATATAATGGACAACGACGAAGACGCAATTAATGATATAAATGATGTTAAAAACACCGAAGGATTTAGAGGACGCGGACGACGAGGGGGAAGAAGAGGACGTGGATATTTACATCACTTTAGAAGAAGACCCTATTGGAGACGAAGACCCTATTGGACAAACTGGTTTTATTATCCCAGACCTTGTCAATGTAAAAAGGGATGTACGCCTGAAGGATGTAGTTATCCCGGAACAGGACCTGATGATTGCGTATGGGCAACAGATTGTAATTGTTGTGGATTAATCTAAAGCACATAACCCAAGCCAACCCAAGCCAACCCAAGCCAAGTCAAGCAACCCAAAGCAACCCATAAATGACTGAAAAAAAGGCACTACACTCTAAAATTTCCCAACATTTCTCAACAATCTATATTTTCTCTCTATTAAAGAAAAAATATAGACACTAAAAAGACAATAAATCCTCAAAAATTACTTAGAATTCAAATAATTCAATCCCTTATTTTTAACCAACTCATAAACAGCAAACTGAATAGAAGATCCAGGTATACATTTTAATAAGTTAATAGATAATCCAGCATAAAACCCTTTTATTCCATATTGAACATAGAGAGAACGAATACAATGAACAAGATGACTATATTTTTTCTTTCCAGAAATACCATTATTCTGCATTTGTTTTTTAATCGTATCACCCGGATAAGCAATCGTCTGAGAAATAACACCAGCCATAATTCCAGAAGTAAATAAATCCATTTGTTTTTCTCTAAATTGATAAAACAACGACATTTGTATTCCAACATAAATCGGATAGGTAAGAATAGCGGGAGTAAATCCCTTATAGAATCCAACAATACCATCTTTTTTCAGTATCATGCGACTATAATGAAACATAGAATTATTTTGAAGAGAAGACATTTTTTGATCAAGAGAAATTCGTGTTTTTAAGAAATCCATAGGATATGTAATAATTATTTGAAAAACCCCAGTAAACACTCCAATAGATAATTTTTCAGAAAAGCTCAAACTCATTTTATTTTTATGATTCATAACATATTTTTTAGTAACATCGTTTAATGGAAACTTAATCATATAAGCAGGTAATGTACGAGCAATATTTACCATATTACCTTTAAAAAGACCTTTCCAACCTTCATTGTTAATAATATGTTTAATAGAATGATCAAGAGAATGATAAGTTTTTTTACCATAATAAAGTTGCGATTGTTTTAAAATCTTAATGCGTTCTAATGGAGCAGTAGCAGTTTTAGTAGAGAAACTGGAAACAATACTGGCACCAATAAAAACAAATATTTCCATTCTTATGAATATAATTAAATATATTAAATATAGTAAATAGACATTTATAATTTACCAATTTCACTAATTTGAAAAATTATATGGTTCCTATATATATTGAAATGAATTGTTTAGCGAATAATATTTTTACAAACAAGGCATTTGGTTATTTAGCCATAGTACTTTATATTACTTTCATTTTTTATAGCGATATGATACCTAAAAATTTATTTGTATTAGGTGATATTTTTGTAGGATTATATTTACTATCCACAATAACAACAAAAAAATCTAACAAAAACGTATTAACAACTATTTCATTAGTATGGTTAGTTTCAAATTATATTATAAAATTATCAAATGCTAGAGACAGTTGGTATGCATATGATGGATTTGCAATTGCAAGTATTTTAAATATACTACTTAATTAAATATACTACTTAATTAAATATACTACTTAATTAAATATAAATAATAATTAATAAAATTTATATTTAATGTAATATTATGAATCAGTATCACCAATTAATTAAACAACACTATCAAATCTAGGATTGCCCCTACCACGCCCAACTCCATCATTACCACCACCAACTCCATCATTACCACCACCAACACCATCGTTACCACCACCAACTCCATCATTACCACCTCCAACCCCATCATTACCAACCCCATCGTTACCACCACCAACCCCATCATTACCAACTCCATCATTACCTACACCATCATTACCACCACCAACTCCATCATTACCTACACCAACCCCATCATTACCACCACCAACTCCATCATTACCACCACCAACCCCATCATTACCTACACCATCATTATCACCACGATTAATATGTTCCCGAACAGCACTAAAAGAGGCACTATTTTCAGGAACAAATTCTTCATGAATCTGCAATAATTTAATAGTTTCAATATTAGCAGCAAAAACAGCAAAAGCACGATTATGACTAGTAAAATTTTTATAATGTCCTCCAAGTTGTAAAAATAACCAACCTTCTTTCTTAAAGTCATTATATCTTAAATGACGAGTAATATACGTTTTATCTATAGAAAACAATTTAATAATGCCGTTAGACATAGTAACAACGAGAGAAACACCCCATCCAGCCCAATAGACTTGTGAATTATGAAATTCAATATCTTCCGGTGAAGTATCAGAACTAGAAAAAGGTTTATCTTGAATGGAAATAAGAGCAGGAACCAAAATACTTCCAACGGTAGTCAAAAGACTAAATATATTATACATTAAAGTAGTACGTTTCATTTGAACTTCCATATGTTGTACAATTTTAACATAACGATGATAAAAACTATAACGTTGTATAGGTAACATATCAGTGAGAGACGCAATGCTCTCAATCTGTTGAGGAAAAGAACCATTAATAACTCCACACCCGCAAACCATAATGTAAGTATATTTAATAATATGCAATTATTTAAATATATTTAAAATATAATATTTCACTCCATCATCTAAAGACATTTACTTTTTCATAGTGCGTTTGTTTCCCCGTCCTCCTCGTCGTCCTCGTCGTCCTTTGCTTTTTTTAGCACTTTTGCCAACACGATATCCACGTCGTTCAAGCATAGCTTTCGCTTTTCTAGAAACGTTAGTATAAACAGAACGTTTCATGCTAGGGCGAGAAAGACCTTTATAATGAGAAGGTGCTTTACCCCATTGGCGAGAACGTACATAAGCAGCATAAACACCTTTAGTATTAACTTTGCATGTACCTTTAGTGCAAATAGGAAAGGATTTGCGAGGTCCTAAAAAGCATTTTTTACCACATTTTCTTAACATAACAGTACGTTGATGTCCCTGAGGTGCTTTTTTACTCCATCCAGCCCATGGAACTTGTTTGCGTATTTTACGAGTAGCACGATTTTTGCGAGTTCTTCTACTTTGACGAACCATTTTATATAATATAACAAGATAAAAATCTCTCAATTCATCTAAATAAATTAAAATATAATTAATTTATAACATAGAATATGGAAACCGAAACAAACTATAAAAATAAACACACATTGGAAAAACGAAAAAGAGAAAGTATAAAAATATTAAATAAATACCCGAATATTATACCTATTATAATAACAAATAAACTAGACAAACAATATAGATTAGAAAATCAAAATACTAAATTCTTAGTTCCAGAATATTATACAGTAGGTAACTTAATATTTTTTTTTAAAAAACGTGTAAAAATGGACGTTCATGAGTCAATATTTTTATTATGTGAAAATACAATGTTATGTGGATCAATGAGTCTCACACAACTTTATGCAGAATTAAAAGACGAAGACGGATTTTTATATATTACATGTGCGCAAGAATCAGTATTTGGTTAATAAAATATGTTCCAAATGTTCCAAATGTTCCAAATATTCCAAATGCTCTAAATCCAACTCAAACTGAAATATTGACAATATCATTAACTTCAAGATGGGATTGATATAAATAGTATTGTTTAAAGACATATCGGAGATGATTTTTATGTAAAACTCTATGATGAAGAGGAACTGTTTTTAGACGAGTGATAGTTTGCAAATATTTGTTCTTAATGACAACATATTCTTTCATATCTTTCCAAAATTTATATTGATAAATAAATTTAGAATAAGGAATAGATGACTTATCAGAATTTAATTCATAATCCTGCATATTACATAAAGCAATATTAAACATACTAATATATACAAATTTAAAAACCAAAACAAAACCAAAACCAAAACCAAAACCAAAACCAAAACAAAACCAAAACTAAAACCAAAATCAAAATCAAAATCAAAAAAATATATATTATAAATATATAATACATAAATGAAATTATCACAAATATTATTCAAAGTATATAAAGATGGACAAAATAATATAAAAACATCTGGCACTTTATTACATCCAATGTACAGTAACAATCCGTATCCAAAAAAAATAATTCATATAATAAAATACATATATGTAAATGAAAATAACGAAAAGGAGAAAAACGAAAAATTACAAAAGTATTTCAGAAACTATGAAATGAAAGAATATAAAATTCAAAAAACACATCAAGATGAAAATCTAAATAACCAATAAATCACACATCACACATTACACATCACACATTACACATCACAAATAACGAATTCTCCAGGACTACAATGATAACTCTTACTAAATAATGTAGTAAAGTGATAAATAAAGTTGCGATGAGTAACAATTAAAATATTAACATGCTTACGAGAAAGACCATGATAATCAACACGCTGATAAAGATAATCAACAAAATCATAAATTCTCTTATTAATATTCATTTGTATTTCGGGTTGTTTATAAGTAAATTCATGTTCAAAAAAATCACCCATATTAATCATAGTTTCTCTACATAAAAAACTAATAAAGATGCGATGAAATCCACTATGTTTAATATCAGAAACAGCAAATGTTTTTTTAGAGGCATTCAAAGGAGAACAAATAACAAGGTCAAATATTTTAGAATGAGAAAGGCATTGAGCATCATGAATCCCCTTAGAGGAAAGATATGGATTACATATTAATTTTTTATGCACTCCACATGTAGTTTCATCTCTATATTCCCCACTATCTCTCCCACTATCTCTCCCACTATCTCTTCCACTATCTCTCCCACTATCATCACCTACTATCAAATAATTCTTAATAATATGTTCATTATAATTTTCACAAGAACATAATAATGTAACTTTCATAATTAAAATGTATAATATACGATAACATTAATATTAAATTTAAATAAGTTTAATATAAATTCATTAAAATGATAAATATAGAATAATATGTTATAATAAATTAAAATTCAAAACAATATAAAAAAACTCCATGTAATATAAATACCATAGAAGGTCATCTTCCCTTAGCTCAGATGGCAGAGCATTCGACTGTAGTAGAGCGAATAGGTATCGAAATGTCCTTGGTTCGAATCCAGGAGGGAAGATTATAAGCCAGGTTGGCCGAGTGGTTAAGGCGGTGGACTTAAGTTCCACTGGACATATTGTCCGCGCAGGTTCGAACCCTGTACCTGGCAAAGGTCCCATGGCGCAATTGGTTAGCGCGTTCGGCTGTTAACCGAAAGGTTGTAGGTTCAATTCCTACTGGGACCGAATAGATATTATTAATCTTATATTATGATTAATAATATATTCAAATACTAAAGTCACACCACCATTCAACAAGCAAAATAAATTAAACCAATTTAAAAGCACTAATACATATATGATAATATTAAAAGATGGCAAAAATTACACTACTAGTTCTATGTATCACATTCAATCTAATGACAAGCACAGCATTACCAAATAATCCCCACAATCCTCACAATCCTCACAATCCTCACAATCCTCACAATCCTCACAATCCTCACAATCCTCACAATCCAAATAATCCCCACAATCCACACAACACAAACAACCAACAAATCGGTTATTTTTTACATGTTACTGACATTCATTTAGATTTAAAATATACAGTAGGAAGTCCCGATAATTGTACATTAGGAACAAAGACAGGAATGGGTTGTTGTATTAAAGAAGAACTACCTATGGAACCTTATGATGCTTGTAGTGCATGGGGAAATTTCAATTGTGATAATTCCGATTTTTTAACAGATAATTTATTTAAATGGATGAAAGATCATATACCAAATCTAGATTATATAATTTATACAGGAGATAGTCCGGGACATCATGTAATTTTTCAAACATTAAAAAACAATTTGGAAAGTATTAATATTATTAATAAAATTATAGACAAATATTTTCCAGATACGCCATTATATCAAAGTATGGGAAATCATGATGCATTTCCGATAGATCAAACTGAATCCATTGTATATGATGATATTATTAAAAACATATCAGCACTATGGAGTAAATGGATACCAAAAGAAGCCATGAGAAATGTACGATTAGGAGGATATTATAGTTTATATCTAACACAAAACAACACATCATTACCGGTAGTAAAATTACTTAGTATAAATTCAGTATTTTACGATAGAATAAATTTATTTGGAGTAAAAAACGACAAAGAAGATAAGAAAACTGGATATCAGTGGTTATGGTTAGAAAAAGAATTACAAAAGAGTCATCTCCAAAACGAAAAGATCATCATAATAAATCATATTTTACCAGGAAGCAATGAAGCATCTAATTATTATACGAAAAAAATGTTGAGTTTAATGACCCAATATAATAAAACCATCATGTTACAATTATATGGACATACCCATGAGGACCGTTTTGTCTTATACAATCCAAGCAAAACCAAAACAGAATATACAGGTTTTGCATTAGTTCCAGGAAGTCTAATGACATCAAATCATGATCCAGATTTCCGTGTTTACATATATAATAAAACCACATGGAATATTATAAACTATATGCAATATTCATGTTCTATTAGTGAGTCCATCAAAAGCAATAGTATGGTCTGTAATAATACCTATAATTTTACAACAGAGTATAAACAATCTCATTTAACATTAGATGCTATGATTAATATTTATAATAAAATGCGAAGTAATAATACAGACATCTTATACAAATATCGTACTCATTACTGGCCTGGTAAGCAACAACCAAAAAGTTGCAATAAAAAATGTATGGATTATTTCTTAAATGAAATAGTAATTAAAAACCCATAAACCCATAAACCCATAAACCCATAAACCCATATTAAATATTTGCTCAACCTTGCTCTACTAAACCTTGCTCTACTAAACCTTGCTCTACTAAACCTTGCTCTACTAAACCTTGCTCTACTCAACATTGCTCTACTCAACATTGCTCTACTAAACCTTGCTCTACTTTATTTTTTCTCAAAAAAAATTGAAAAACTTTTAATAAATTAAAATATATCACCCCAAAAGAATGATACCAATGCCATTGCCGATACCAATACCAATATCAATACCAATATCAATACAACCTCCGCTAATAAGCATCATTAACCAGCCAAAATGGAGTGCCCTATTTGCTTGGAGGCGATTGAACGCCAATATACCAACTTCTCATCATGCGTACATTATACGTGTGTAAGTTGTTGGGACCAAATGCAAAATGTGGAAACGGAAACCAGATGTCCGATATGTCGTCAAAAAGTCACTACATTTCATATCAAAGAACTAAAGAACTGCAATATAGAACCTTATATTGAAAAGTTTTCAAAATGGATTCAGAAAGCGGAACTTGATAACAAGGATTATCAATTGGATGCAATCAAGTGGTGCTTAAATAATGAACTCAATCCCAAGTCAATTTTTAATGCTAAATCCGGAGGAATATTAGCAGATGAAATGGGGTTAGGAAAAACCATTATCATGCTTGGTTTAACAGTAGCAAATCCAAAAGAACATACGTTAGTGATTTGTCCTCCTATTCTCTTGGAACAATGGGAAAACTGCATTATCAATTTCATGAATAAAAAACCACTTGTTTATTATGGAACAAATAAGCAAACCATAGATGAAAAAGTCATTAACGAATCCACAATAGTTCTTACGAGCTATTACACATTAATGAATAAATCCCTTCTTCATATGGTAAATTGGGACCGCTTAATCTTTGACGAAGCACATCATATGCGTAATCAGAAAAAAACATTTGAAGGAGCCAGACAACTAACAACAAACTCATGTTGGTTAGTAACAGGTACCCCAATACAAAATAGATTAAAGGATCTACATGCATATTGGGAGTTACTTGGTATAAATAAATCAGTCTATAACGAAAGATCAAAACTCTTATGGATAACACGAGAATATATATTACGCAGAACGAAGGAAGAGGTTCATTTAGAAATTCCAAATATGCATGAACACGTCATCAAGGTTCCATGGGAAACAGATTATGAAAAAGAATTAGCAGAAGATTTGCATAATCGTTTGAATTTTACTAAGATTACAAAAGAAAATATAAGCACAGTAATTCAAGCACTTTCTGGTAGGTTTATATTACCCAAATATATATCATGCAGACAAGCTTGTATCTATCCACCTTTACTTAAGAAAAAGTTGAATCGTTATAAGAAGAAATATGAAGATATGACGGAGAGAAATGAGAAAGCATTTACTTGTTCTAGTAAAACAAATGCGATTATTAATCTCATTAAAACACGAAATAACAAAAACAAAAACAAGAAACTCATCTTTGGACATTTCAAGGACAGTATGAATTATTTAAAAACCAATCTCACAAAACTAGAATATGAGACAAGTATGATTACAGGAGAAACAACCAAGGACGAAAGGGTTAATATAATCAAGAACAAACCAGATATATTAATCATGCATATACAAGTAGGGTGTGAGGGACTTAATTTACAAGATTATAAAGAAGTATATTTCACAAGTCCATTTTGGAATCCAGCAATAGAAGACCAAGCAGTCGCACGGTGTCATAGACTCGGACAAACAGAAGAAATCCATGTATTTAGATTTGTAATGGAAGAATTCGGTACTCACTCACCAACAATAGACGAATATTGCTTAGAAATCCAACAAAAAAAGAAAGAATTACTTAAAATCTATGAAAATAAAAATTAAATCCACCTAATCAGCACTTTCATACCCAATCAGCACTTTCATACCTAATCAGCACTTTCATACCCAATCAGCACTTTCATACCCAATCAGCACTTTCATACCCAATCAGCACTTTCATACCCAATCATTCACATGCATTTTTTTATTATTTGAAGATACATATTTCAAATTCGGTTCTTTGGTACATAAATTATTTTCTTTCAAAGGAGAGAAATAAGAAGGAGGACAATTAATTCCTATATTCAGAGGATGTCCACTCTTAATAAAATCATAACATAAAGAATAACTGCACGTAGTAGTAGTAGTAGAAACACCACCATCCGAAGAAGTAGTTGTAGTACATAAACATTGACAACATTGATATAAACAACACTCAGTCATTACTATACTATATATAAATACATTCCATCCAACCTCATCCAACCTCATCCAACCTCATCCAACCTCATCCAACCTCATCCAACCTCATCCAACCTAACTTCTATCTATCTATTCCAATATAACCGAAAAAAAAGCACTATTAATAAAACCAAAATTTTCAAATAATAACTAATTTTAATATTTTTTCTAGTAAGGGGAATATGTAATAATTTAAATTCATATTCATATATTCCGTACCATTGCTTATTATCAAACAACTTTCTCTCTAATTTAATCAAAGGACAGCAGTTGAATATAATATTAATTAAAATAAGGAGAGAACTAAAGAAGATAAGAAAGTAATAAAGTGAATTAATAGGACCAATGATAAAATAAATAATAATGAAAGTAATAATACTATAATGAAGAAAGGAAATAATAAATCCAATCCATACATTGTTTAATTTTAAGTGATCAAAGAAATCATAAAAATAATCAAGAAATTGGTATAATAACTTTCTATTGTTTTCTAAATTAAATAACATATAATAATATTATTTAATTTATTCATATTAAAAAACTTATCTTTCTCTCCCAATCCAATCCAATCCAATCCAATCCAACCCAATCCAACCCAATCCATAACTTAGTGCTTACGTTTACGTTTATTTTTTCCCAATCCTAAAAATGAAAAACAACAACTAACTGCTAAATCTTCAACATGATTGACATTAATTCGTCCATGAGTTGCATCAATAATTAAATCAATAGTTTGTCCAATCGCACCGCTATTAATCATATCAAGACAAATCTGTTCATATTCTTTATTAAGAGGTGCATCAATAACTACACGTTTTAATAAATCAATAACAAATTCTCTTTGTTCAGAACCTTTCATATCAATAGCTTCAACGATTTCCATAGCATATTTAACAACAATCATAAGATATTGAGGAGTAAGAACACGTCTTCCAATTTTCTTATTAAGAGTCTTAATCGCATCCTCAAAAATATCACTTTCAACAACATTTTCAACCACAGAAACAATATTTTTAGTATTAGTATCAGTAACTGCTTCAATAATAGTTTCTACAATACCAGCATCTTCAACCTTATCATCAACCTTATCCTTAAGATCAACCTCATTATTATCATCAACCTTATCCTCAAGATCAACCTCATTATTATCCTTATCTTCAACCTTAGCCTCATCTTTTTCAATAGCAATAACAAGAGAATTAAAAGAAGCATCAGAAGTTACAGCAGTAGTTACATCAGAAGTTACAGCAGTAGTTACATCAGAAGTTACAGCAGTAGTTAAATCAGGATAAGAACGCTTAATTTCTTCACTTATAGCAGTTAACATTAATTCAGCCATTATAATTAGTAATAGATATTATTTTTATATTAAAATATTATTTATTCAAATATTTATTCAAATACTTATTCAATTTCTATAACTAATATTATGGCGTTGTCTTAATGTGTAATGACTAGCATTTTTTTCTTCCTTAATATTATTAATCCCATTAATCTCATTAATCCTATTACTTCCATCACTCATCTCACTTTCACAATCATTCTCAATAGCTTCACTTTTCTCATCATCATCAATATCATCATCAATATCATCATCAATATCATCACCAACACCATAATATTCAAACCATTCTTGGTCACTCATATCATCATCAATATCATCATCAATATCATCATCAATATCATCATCAACACCATAATATTCAAACCATTCTTGGTCACTCATATTAGCAAAGGAAATATACAAATCTTTCAAATCAAGAAGACCTTTATAATAAACAGGTAAAGGATATTGTATAAAACGAATTTTATATTCTAGAAATTGCTGATAAATATCTTCTAAATGAATAAACCTAGAACGAGAAGAAGAAAGTAATTTTTTTAATGTATATTCATGATGAAGCATTGTAAATATTTCAGCTATATGAGTAATTTTTTCCCTTATGATTATAGATGCATAAGGTTTAGAATCACAATCACATTCACAATCACAAATATCATTCAAAGTATCTTTTATAGTTTCTATTTCTTCACAACAATGATTATAAATAGTTAAATCCATTAATATATAAAACAATAAATAAATCTAAAATAAATCTAAATAAATCTAAATAAATCTAAATAAATCTAAAATAAATCTAAATAAATCTAAATAAATCTAACAAGTTCAAAAAAACAAGATAAAATACTAAATAGCATAAAAAATTGAAATACTTTTTTGAACGTAAGAGTAAGATACCTAATGACTTAAAACGACCTTCAAAAATTTTCAAAGACCTTCCAAACTTTCCAAACAACTTTTAAGGTTAATTCCTTAAAATCCCAAAACCAATAACAAGATGGCTTCCTACAAAGTGGATTACAACATCATTTGCTCCTTCTGTAAATCATCAGGGGAACCAAAAGAGGTGTATACTAATCATGTCCTTCGCATCAAGGGAGAAACAACTTGCAAGAAGTTGTTGAACTTGGAATGCCGATACTGTCACGAGACAGGACATACAGTAAAATACTGTAATATTCTCAAAGAAAATACGAACCGTCAAACTGAAAATCCAACAGTGAGACCAAGTCAATTTCGGATAATGCATCATCATGAAAATGACAGAGAATCATTGAAGCGCTTATTTACACAGGCATTTCATGAAAAAGAAGCAATAGAACAAGCGAAACCAAGAAAAGCAACATTCATTCCTCGTTCAGTAATGATGAAACAAAAAAAAGAAAAGAGAGAAAACAATGAACAAATAAATGAACTAACGAGTAATCTCAATTTCAATCTCAATCTCAGTAACAATCTCAATAACAATATCAATATTGAAGATGAAAAAGAGTTCCCAACATTAGGAAAATCATCAAATTCATCAGAGCAACCAAAAGCACAATGGCCTCTTTTAGAACGACAATATGCAGTTGTTCATCCACCACAACATGCATATTATCTCAGCGACTGCCCGATTAGACAGGAAACACCAATTCAAGAAGAAGGAGATGGAAATGGAGATGAAGAATCATGGGAAAAATCAATACAATCACAATCAGAAAAATTTTCAACAATGAAATGGAGTGATATAATGGATTAAATTCAATACAATTCCAATCCAATAAAATCGTATTTAAATTTCATATAAAATATATTAAATTATATGAAATTTAAATACTTTTTTATTTTACACGAATTAAAAAACAAAAACAAAAACAACAACAACAACAAAAACAACAACAAAAACAAAAAATTGAAATACAAAAGTATAAAAATATATTTTATCAATTCAAACAGCAACTTCAACACAGCAACTTCAAAACAACAAAATTAAAAACCCACATATCATCATCAATCATGGAATATTCATCTTATATCAATAACTATGCAGACGTCTTAAAAGACGTAACTGCAATATATAATGAATTATTGAAAATAAAAAAAGAAAAAGAACATTATCAAAACAAGTATCAAAAATACAAACTTAAATACAATAATTTAAAAAAAGAAGTAAATAATTTACCTTTAATAAAACAAGAAAACAAGAAAACTATTCAAATATATCCACTTGAAGAAATTGTTATATCTGATTCTTCTGATATTTCAGAAGACATAGAAGAACTTGAAGAAATCATAGTAATATATGACAGCGAAGAAGAAAAAGAAAAAGAAAAAGAAAAAGAAAAAGAAAAAGAAAATGAGTCCAACACCCAACAATGTTATGAATGTAAATTATTACATCAAGGATTAGGAGGTGAAAACCAATTAGCTCATATGGCTTATGGTGGATGTTTATATAACGCATAATCCAATCAACCAATTAACCAATTAATCCAATCAACCAATTAATCAACCAATCAATCAAACAACCCAACAACCAATTCAAACCCAAATCTAAAATATTTATAACATAATTATCTTGTTATAAATATTTTTTATTTTCCAGTAGACCCAAAACCACCATCTCCACGCTTCGTATTATTTAAGGTATGTACAATTTTAATCTCATCAAAAGGAGATAAATCACATGAACAAATCTGAAATAATCGGTCTCCTGTTTTAATATGATAAGACTCATCAGAATGATTATCCACCATAGCAATAAGCTGACCACGATAACCACTATCAATAATACCAACAGAATTTGCCAATCTTAAAGGTGTCTTAGAAATACTAGAACGAGGATAAACATAATAAGGTAATCCAATATCAGTAAAATAAAAAGGATTAGGTTCTTTATAAGGTTTATAAACCGCTGCATGAATACCTAAATAAATCTTTGTAGTTTTATGAGGTAAACATTCAATATCATTTGGAGAGAAAATATCAAAACCTGAATCTAAATAATAATTTTTTTCAGCCCGTTCTTTTTCAAAAGCATCAATCTTACCTTGATACAAGTCATGAATTGATTGGTCATATTCATTATTTTCGTTGCGACGTAATAGAATATGTAGTCTCATAATAGTATTAATAATAGTAACAATACAACTTTTAAATTATTTTTAAATGATATTTAATAAATGATATTTAATAATTTTTACTTCATATTTATATTCATCATTATTTACGACCTAATTTAAGATTTGGTACTCTATTTTTTATACTTTTGCCTTCTTCAGAAACTCTATTTTTTTTCATTTTTTTTATTTTCATTCTTTCTTCTAATTTAAGATCTTTTTGAAAATAGATAATAATTTCTTTAACATTTAAAGAATTAATAAAAAAATTTAAAAGAAAAAGTAACCCAGTGCTTTTAATAGTATACATTTTTTGAGGATCATAAACAAATATATCACCATATTCGTCTTTATATAAAATAAATACATGTCCAAATTCGTCATTAGATAAATAAGAAATAACAGTTGCATTAGATCTTTTCAAATGAGTAGTAATATACATTAAAACTTTTTGTAATGTTTTTTCTTTATCATCAACTAGTTGAGTATCAAAGACAGTAACGTAGTTAAAATCATATGTTGGATAATTATTAATAAGTAACTCTAATATATCATCATCAGTAAATCCATGCTTACATATTTTTGAATAATATTTACCTTTTTTTTTTGAAATTAATTTAAGAACAGCTAATGTATTAAATACACAATCCATACCAGATTCAGCTTTAAAAGATTCCCATTTTTCTCTAAAAGACGTAGGGAAATGAATATTAAAAAGTGAACCACCAAGACGTTCTAATTCTTGAATAGTTAAATTACCAACTTGTTCACGTTGATTTCTAATAAGTGGATAAGTTAAAAGTCCAGCACCTTTATATGATTTACTTCGTGAACGCATAGTACGTTTTTTCTCTCGTTTTCCAGACCCACCAAGTTTTCCAGACCCACCAAGTTTTCTAGACCCACCAAGTTTTCCAGACCCACACCGTTTATCACGTTTATCACGCTTATCACGCTTATCACGCTTATCATTCATTTTTTTCCTAGTAGTTCTACCCATTTTTCCCTTATTTTTTTTCTTCTTTTCCCCATTTTTGAGGGTATAGACCATATATATATAAATTAAGAAATTAAGAAATTAAGAATTTAATAATTCATAAGAACGTTCTAGCCATCGTTTACATATAGTATAATTAGGATTATAACGACATTCCCTCCATGCTATTTGTATTTTTTTAACAGCTATTATTTTAGGATCAACAAAAAATATCTTATAATGAGGAGGAACATAATCATAAAATAGAGAACCTTCACTATCTCTAAAATGAGTATCCGCACCATAATAAATAAGAAATTTTATTAATTCAATATAATGATTAAACATAGGTATTATTTCAGAATTATACATTTTAAAGGTATTAAAAACAAGAAAATCATTTTTAAAATTTTTACAAAGTAAGAGCAAAGGAGTTTCACCTAGTTTATTTACTATATTCATATTAAGTTTACTGAAATAACCATAAAAATACAATCCCCTCATACCTTTTGAATATAACAATTTAATAATATCAAGACCAATTTTCAAACGACAACATATATGAAGTGCAGTTTCACCTTTATAATTAGTCATATTAATAGTTTTAGGAGACATATCTAAAATATATGATATAAGATTCATCTTATCAGAATCTTTAATATGTAAACGAGAGCAAATAATCATAAGTATCGTATTATCATCAGAATCTCTATAATTTAAAACAGAATGATCATAAGCAACAATTCGTTTAAATAAATTAATGTTAAAAAATAAATCACTTTGAAAAAATAATGATAATGAATCAATAATATTATTTAATTCATCATCATTCGCATTCGCATTATCATTCGCATCATCATTCGCATTATCATTCGCATTATCATTATTATTATCATTCGCATTATCATTCGCATTATCATTATCCCATATTTCTCTCTTTTCATAATTCATAGTTTGTAAATAATGGCAATAAACTTTAATATACTTTTTAAATATTAAAACTTCAATAATATATTATTCATAAGAAATGGTACTTAATATTTCTAAAAAGCATGTAAGATTATCAGCATTCGCTTTTGAGGAAGCAAAACAGTCGGATATGTCATCAAAGCATGGATGTATTATAGCCAAAGGAAAGAAAATACTAATAAAAGGAAATAACAGTTATAGAAACTATTCCAAAGATAAATTACTTTACAATACATGTAGTTCTCATGCAGAAATAGATGCGTTGCGAAAGCTATATAAAATAAAACCCAAATGGAAAAACGTAACTTTGTATGTAGTAAGGAGATCAGGTTCTAATTATATAGATTCATCACCATGTAAATGGTGTTTAAATCAATTAAAGTATTTTAATATTAAAAAAATAGTTTATTCTATATCCACAAATAAATTAAAATATTGTAAAACGGCAAACTTTGTATCTTATGGATTTAGTACAGGACATCGGCATATTCTAGATATGAAATATAAATGAATATAAATGAATTTAAATGAAATCTTCTAAATAACGCATTGTCATTTCACGACACCACATGTTATAAATCCCATCCTAATCCACTCCACCACAAATGATAATCTTAACAAGAAGTGCTAATACACTTAAGATGATTCAGATATTCAGAAGCAGTCATAGCTAAAAAATCATTTTGAAATACATTACATATTTTACCATTAGCACAAATTCCACCGGAACTGGTAACATTCTCACGTAAAACATTATCTTGTATTAAGTTTTTGATTTTATTATCATTAATAACAAAACTAGCATCTTGAGATGGAGTAGTTTTGGCAACTTGAGTTCTGAAATTTTTCTTTTTTTCTAAAATAGAAGAAGGACTAACAAATCGTGGTCCGGTATTAAAAAGACCTCCACTACTAACACAACGATTATTGCATGCATTTCTCTTCATAGCAATAACACTACCACCTCCTCCACTAATTTTCAATACTTCTCCTTGATCACTAGCATGTTTTTGTAATTTTCTTGTTCTAGCTATATATGAAGACATAGTATATATTGGGATTAGAAATTAAAATATTGAACCTTAATCTAATCACTCTATTCATCTCATCAATTCCTATTCATCTAATCACTCTATTCATCTCATCAATTCCTATTCACACACATTTAACTAGTTTCCTCATTATCAACATTTTTAGATTTACCTGAACCATGACCAGAACGATTATTTTGTTCAAACTTATCTACAGCATCATACTTAGTACGCAAAACCTTATATTTTCCACTATTAACAAATTCAGTAACTCGTTTATATTTCTTACTAAGAACACTGGGTTTATAATAAGGTTTTTTACTAACTGAAATAAGTTCATGAATTAAATATTTTGGTAAATAATTAGGTCCTTCTTTAACTAAAACTCTTAAATAAAAACAAGTAATAGAACAAAACCATTCCGTATATCGGCGACTATCTATACCAGTTTCATCTCTATGACAAACAGTAGAACAATACTTACAAACTCTTACTAATGTAATAACAGGTTTACTAGAATTGTTAAGTGTACGATTATTCATTTTCGTTAATAAATAATATAAATAATAATTGTAAAATTTATTTATATTATTTTAATAATAATATAAATAATACACATTACTAATACACATTACTAATACACATTACTAATACACATTACTAATATTTTACCTTAATATTCAAGTCCAGTCCAGTCCAGTCCAGTCCAGTCCAGTCCAGTCCAATCCAGTCCAGTCCAGTTTATCCTAATGAATTATTTATTTAGACCTTTAAACCTTTCAAATAAACACTAAAATAAAAAACTATAACACTAAAATAAAAAATATTAACTTTGATCTAATTAACGAACCAAGCAACTACATAGTTTTCTCAAATTTATTTAAACTAATTTTCCAAAACCAAGGATAATCATATACTATAAATAATGTTTCTCCATTATTTAATTTTGTCTTAATCATGAGCGCCTTTTCATTATCAAACCATTTTGATAAATAGACAAATACTTTATAAGTATGTTTGTCTTTATTAGGAATGAAGGAAATATAATTAATATTTCCTATGTTAAGTTTATGAAATACATGTTGTATCTCATAATTTTTAACTGTTGAAAGCACTCTAGGAATGCACAATACTTTATTCATTTTATTGACATAATTATGTTTATAAACACATTTAATCAATTTTTTAATCTATCGCATGGTAACCATTTTGCATGGCAACCATTTTGCATAATATTCATTTTTTATTTTTTATATTTTAATCATTTTTTTTTATATTTTATTTTTATTGCTGTCTTCTTTAATTATATATATTATTATACATTTAAGTATAATAAGTTAGTAGGCAACTGAAGTTATAAAAAATGCAAATTTGCTGTGAGAAGACAAATAATTTCAATACTAAAATAAGTAATGTTTATTTAAGTTATTTTAGTAATTTATTATATTTTACTATAAATTTTGTTATAAATTTTGTTATAAATTTTGTTATATATTTTGTTATATATTTAGTATACATCATAAAAAATTGAAATGCTTTTTAATTAACAATACAATCATACATCAAAACAATTCAAAGCAATTCAAAGCAATTCAAAGCAATTCAAACAATTCAAACAATTCAAACAATTCAAACAATTCAAAGCAACTTAGCTTTTCAAACAATAAAATCTATGAAAATGGCTTTTTACAATATGGAAAATGGAGTATCCAATACTGGAAACACCAACACCAATACCAACAATTATTATGCTTGTTTATCATCATCTCCAAAATCTTCTGGAAGAAGATCACCGGCAGAATTGGAAAATAATCTTTCCAGTGATACATCAATACTTTATAATATACCAAAAATTACATCATACAAAGATATTACTAAAATAAATACAACACCAATAAAAGTAGAAAAGAAAAGAGTAAATCTTATTCCAGTTTTAAAAAGAGTAAAACAACAAAAACATACGTTGATAGAAATCAACGAAAACGATTATGATAATTCAGATGAAAGAGAAGATATCTATCATTCAAGTGATGATGAATATAATGATAGTTATAATAACGATACAGCATATAATAGTAATTATGAAAGTTCATTTATATCACAAGAAAATTATTCAAATAATTACTATTCACGAACATATAAAAATTATGATAAAAATTATACATCAATTAATATTTATTAAAGATTGGTTATACAACAATACAACAATACAACAATAACACAATAACAATACCACAATAACAATAACAATAACAATACCACAATAACAATAACAATACCACAATAACAATAACAATACCACAATTTTTTAATTATTTTTTCTCAAAAATAAAATATAAATGAGTTTAATAAAATGAACTATTTTCCACAACTTAATTAATAATGGATAATTTAGATTCAACATGGATAGAAGATTTTGACGAAGATGAATTATACAATGAATTTTATCAAGATAATGTAACATCAATTAATCTTTTTTTTATACATATGAATGATGAAAATGAAATTAAGACAATAAGAAATCAAGAAGAAAATATTGAAAATAATATTTTAAAAAAGGAGAGAATAATGACACTAATTAAAGAAAATACCAAAAAAGAAAATAAAGAATATCAATTTGTATCGTTATTAAAGTTCAACTTTGATATAAATAATAAAGAATTAGACGAATTTTTAGAGGATGGTATAAAAGTATCAAAATATTTAACATCATTAAGTTACTTATCGGATATTCATTGGAATAATACAATCTTATTTTTCCAAAAATTAAATGGATTATATTTATTATTTAAAGAGAGAAAACCAATATCCACACCCATAAAAAATATATTAAAATTAAAAGACCAAAAATCATCTGATACAAAATCCACTAAGAAAACGAAACGAGTCTATTTTAACATAAACAAAAATATAACCCGAAAAAGGTATAATCATTCTTAAAAGATTTAAAGTATTAAATGAATACATTATTAATATTAGTTATGGCTACGATGAAAGAAACAGAACAATTAAGTTATTCCAAAAAGATAGGAATAAACGGACAAATAGAATATACATGGTCCAATTTTAGTGAAGAAAAACTAATGCAGTTCTATTATCAATTAGTAAGAACCGAAAGCATTAACCACCAATATGATTTAATGAATATACTTAACGAATTAATTACCACTTTTAAAACTAAAGAAAAAGGAATCATGGAAGACATACATTCACTAGCTTATCTTTATAAATTAATAGGATATACACGAGATATTATTAAAGGAAAAGGAGAGAGAACATTAACATATATGCAAATATATGTGTGGTACCATCATTTTCCAAAACTAGCAGAATACGCTATTAAATCACTAGTTTATTTTCTTACACCAGAAGGTAATGTTAATAACAAAGAACATCAATATGGTTCATGGAATGATATAAAATATTTTTGCAGTACGATGTATAATTTAACACAAGATTATTATCATCCTCTAATTAATTATGCACTTTCTCTCATTACTAATCAATTATTAGTAGATAAAACAATGATGAATATCAACAGACCAATTAGTTTAGCTGCCAAACATACACCCAAAGAAAAGTCAAAATACAATTGGATGTTTAATCGTATTGCTTATAATATATTTCCTTATGAGACGACTTGTTCTTGTAGAAAACTACGTAAAGAATTTCTCTCTCCTCTTAATAATTATTTAAAGACAACAGAACATCTTATGTGTGAAAATAGATGGGATGAAATAGAATTTAATAAAGTATCATCACAATCATTAAGAAAACATAAAGGAGCATGGACCAAACATTGTCATTTGAATTATAACTATTATTTAGATCAAGTAACGCATAATAATGAAAAAATAAAAGGAAGCAATTGTCAGATTTATGAATTAGTAAAGGATGCTATGAACGCAAAAAATCAACAAGATATAGATTTAGTTAATCTTCAATGGAGAGACTTTCAACAATCTATTATATGTTTTAAAAACATGCTAGCATTATGTGATAATTCTGAAATGATGTTACAAGATAACGCAATTCATTATTATACTGCAATAGGATTAAGTATTTTAATTAGTGAAAAAACAAGTGTTGCATTTAAAGACCGAGTATTAGTATTTAACAATGAACCTCATTGGGTAAACTTAAAAGAATGTAAAACATTTTATGACAAAGTGAAAAAAATGACAGTTGTTGTAAAAGGAGGACAATCCAAATTTTATAAAACTATAGAGTTACTCATTAAAGCGTTAAATGAAGCACGAATTTCATCAAGAGATATAGAGAAAATGATTATTGTTGTATTATCAGATATGCAAATTACAAATACAAATAAATTTAATACCTATAACAAACACAACACTCACAACACTCACAACAATCACAACACTCACAACACTCACAAACACAACACTCACAACACTCACAACAATCACAAACACAACAATCTATTAGATACCATGACCAATACAATAGATATTTATTTTAAAGATGCCTTTATGAAAACGCCACATTTTCTATTATGGAATTTGAGAAAAACAGACGGATTTCCATGTAGAAGTTCAAATAATAATATTACGCTTTATTCAGGATATAATGCAAAGATGTTAAATTATTTTACAAGTAATGGATTATCATCATTGAAATATCAAACACCTTACATAATGTTACAGGATATGTTATCTAATCGTCGTTATAAATCTTTAGAAAGGTATATTTATAATTATTTTATACCATTAAAATAAACCCAAAATAAATCTAAAATAAACCCAAAATAAACCCACGATTAAATTGAAATTAAATTAATTTATTCATGTAAATTAATTAAATAACCATGAATCAAGATATTATTAATAATAGTACTTCTCATATTGAGAATAATGCACATATAATGCAAATAAACCAATTTTGGGAAAGTGTTCAAGAAACATTACATAATACAAATCACGAAGAATGGGATTCAATTATGAGTGAGTATATTAATGATATTGCAGATAATATAGAAGAAAATAATCGTGATGCAAGTAATAATGATTTATTTTATAATGTAAATTGGGAAAATGAATTGTTCTTTAGTCACTTTATTGATCAGATAGAAGAAGGTAGAACACATTATGAAGATGCAATAACACTTGCAAATCTTGTAAATATATCTCCTATACATTCAGATGATAATCACAATAATATTCGTAACATTAATGATAATCCTGATTTAAATGATAGTGAAAATAATTCCAAGTATGATCTTAAAAATATTAAATATTATAAAAATAAATATAATCAAACACAATGTCCAATTACATTAAGAAATTTTGAAGAAGAAGACCATATAATAGAATTACCATGTAATCATATATTTGATACACAAGCAATCATACAATGGGTATGCACACCAAAATTTACCTGTCCTGTTTGTCGTCATCCATTACAATTATAATAATTTAAATACTTAATTATAATAATTTAAATACTTAATTATAATAACTTCTCATTGAATTAAATATCATCAACATCAATAGTATTCTTTAAATAAGAAGATGCTTTATAATAACTAGCATATTCCATTTCATCATTACCATTAATATCATAACGAATATCTTTTTCTTCTTTATCATCCTCATCATCCTCATCATCCTCATCATCCTCATCATCCTCATCATTCTCATCAACCTCATCATCCTCATCATCTTTATCCTCATCATTCTCATCATCATCTTTATCCTCATCATCATCATCCTCATCATCCTCATCACTTTCTTTGAAAAGCAAATCATCAGCGTATCTATCCTTTTGTGGCTCTATAAATTCCATATCATCACTTTCTTTTTCATCAGATCCATAATAATGTGTATGTTTTGTAAGAGATTTCATATTGACTAACGGATTTTTTCGTAATAAATTAATCTGATAATTATCATAAACATATAATAAATCACATGTTTCCTTTTTTGCACTACTATTTTGCCATTCTCTAAGACCAACCAATAGAAAAGAACCAACACCTACTTCATTATCCTTTTTATTTCTCCCCCGAAATTTTTTTCTAATAACACAAATACGTTCTTTATCATCATTACATAAAACTAATAATCGTCCATTTCCACAGACAGAAGAAACAGAAGCATATAATTCAAATTCACATGTGGGTTTTGGCATTCTTACAGATGCTACTGGAGCTTTCTCTTTACGAGAAAATTTCTTATGTTTATTACCACCTTTTTTATTAATTCCCATGATAAATATACTAATTAATCTTATTAAATTCTTTTTAATACGGATTACAATTATAATAAAAAATTATGAATCAAAACAATCAAAACAATCATAACAATCAAAACAAAATAATAGCATTTAATAGTCCATTAATGTTTCCTCATCTAAATAAATAAGAATATGTTTTCTTTTAAAACACATACTAAACCAATGAAACCATGATTTTATCTCAATATCCATAGTACTACAAAGTTGTGTCTCTATCATTAGGTCATCATGGTCTAATCCATACAAATCATAAAATTTGTCTTGCTCTGCATCGTTCTTAAATTCAACTTCCTTAATAAGCTCATTTAAATTATGCTTTCTCTCGTTAAATCGTTTATTCCATAAAGGACATTTATAAGCATAATAATCCCAATGATATAAATACATAGTTTGCATAGATTCTTCTTGTTCAAATCTTGGTAAGTTAAACGAACCTATATCAGGATAAATTTTAAATTCCCTTTTGTTTTCTAATAAGGTATAAAAACTACTATTTCTTTCATTTAAGTTATTAACATATTCTAATTCTTTTTTAGTTGTTTGTATAAATACTTGTTTTATATTTATTTTTTCAGAGCGAAGTGTCATATGAATAATAAGTGCTAATATAATATGCTTCATAACATAATGTTCAGGATGTTGTATACTTTCAATCTGTGTTGTTTTAACATTTTTCTTTAATGATATATGACCTTGTTCATTGAAATATTTAATAAGCCAACCATAAAGATTCTTTAATTGGTTTTTTTTATCCAGTTCCGCAATAAAGTAACATATATTTTTATAACAATAATGATGAATACTTTTAATAAGTATTCTAAAATCACATGGATATTCGTCTAACCATTCATATTTTTTGTTAATTATAGTATCTTGAACTGGAGATTGATTCATATACATTCTTAGATTGAATACATAACCAGAGACTTTTTTATTATATATATTTTTTATACAATCCAAAGGATATTTAATATCACAGTTGTTTTTTTTCCACAAATGATATTTTTTCATAATAAATGATTCCAATTTAGGATGAAAAACAGCATAGAAATCATAATATACTTTCCAAATTAATTCCCATGCTTCTTCTTCATATTGACTAAAATAATATTCGGAAAACCAAAATATGACCTCTTTATATTCTTCTTTAAGAATAAGTGAGGTCACAAATGATAATATAACCTCTTCTTTTTCATAAAGATACCGAGTTAATGTGACTTTCAATGATGGTTTTCCTGTATTAAGTTTAAATAATAGATTTGAAGAAGAAGAAGAAGAAGAAGATTCAAGAGTCATCTGACTCATGTCATTTGTAATTGTATCCATATTTGACATATCCATCATTCAATAATTTAAAACGAATATTCATTATAAGAGAATTGTGTTTAATATAAAATAGTTCAAAAAAAAGTAATCAATTTTTTATATTTCTAATAATTTTCTTCTTTCTAATAATTTTTTTTCTCTCTTAAATTTATAATGAGTGAGTGGTTAAAACACGTTAAAAAAACTATGAAAAGCAATCCCGGTAAACCTTTAAAAGATGTTTTAAAATTAGCTAAAGGAACATACAAAAAAGCCGAAGCCGTTGTTTCCAAGGCAGTTGCCACAACTGTCAAATCAGGACGCAAAACCAAAAAATCCATTAAGCGTTATCTTCACAAAATCACTGCTGCAAAAAAATCAACTAAATCCAAAAAATCCTCCAAATCTTCCAAAAAATCCAAAAAATCCAAATCTTCCAAAAAATCCACTAACAAACGAACACGTAAATCCAAAAAATCCTCCAAATCCAAAACTCGTCGTGCACGTAAATAAATAAATCAAAACAAATTATAATTCAATTCTATAGATAAATCAAAACAAATTATAATTCAATTCTATAGATAAACTAAATCAAATTAATATACATTAATATATCTAATACTATATTAATGCATATTCTTATCATTAGCAATTCTATGTTATTAGAAGGTATTGTAGCTTCTATCTTAGCAATATTTTTTTCTTATTATTTTGTTACAATAAAAAGTAAGTCATTTTATTTTTTTAGTATAGGTGCAGCATGGTTAATTACTTGGATATTTAGAAATATAACAATCAATACATATAATGCATTAGTTAAAGAAGATAATTGTTTTTATTATGATACTAAAACATATTCTATACACTATAAAAAATGTAATACATCCTAACTCTATAAATCTTAAATTAAACTAAAAATACAAATACAAATACAAATACAAATACAAATACAATTACAAATACAATTACAAATACAATTACAAATACAAATATATCCTATTAAAACAAACAATTAAGAATGATATAACTCTTTAATTAAAATAGACATTGATTCATCATAAATACTATATTTTTTTTTCTGTTGTTTATAATGTTGTATGGATTCTTTTGACATAAACCGCAAATATTTTTTAGAAGCAAATATAAGTTTCCCTTTGTCATCATAAATGGATTCAATAAACACTTTGGGTATTCTTTTTATTTCTCGTAAAAATAATACTATAGAATAAAGATCCTCTTCATCAAAAATACACGTCATAATGAGTTTGTTCTTTATAACAGTTCTATTTGTTCCTTCAGGTTCATAATCAATATAATGTCTTGTAGAATTATACTTATACGCGATTTGTAATAATAAATTTTTTGTATCTGAAAAAAATCGCTTACAAGTATCAAAGGACAATTCTACAAAAAAATCCATAATTACATTATCTAAATAAAATAATAAATAATAAATAATAAATAATAAATATTCTATTATTTTATTTTATCTAAAATTAAGAAATTTATTCAACTTTAATAATTAAAATGATTTTTTATTACATATATGAGTCAAAGTTTTAGAAGAGTTGGTGGTATTCCAGTAAAAAATAATAATGTTTTTAATACAAAAATAAGAACCGAAGATTTATTTGCAGATAAAGCTTCCATAACAGATTTAAGTTCAACAAATATATCATGTAAAAATTTAACAATAGAAGATACTTTTATATATGATAATGTGGCTATTAATGATTTAACAGTAAGAAGTGACTTATCAGCAAATAATGTAACAATATATGGAGATTTATCAACGAATGATGTATATATTAGAGGTGACTTATCCGCAAATGATATATGCGGAAATAATGTAATTATTAATGGAAATTTAGTAGTATATGGTACAAGTGATTTAGGAACAGAAATTATAGCAGATCTAGCTGTAGGAAATGCAGATATATCAGAAAACTTAACAGTAAAAGGAGACCTATCGGCAAATAATGTAACAATATATGGAGATTTATCAACGAATGATGTATATATTAGAGGTGACCTATCGGCAAATGATATATGTGGTAATAATGTTATAGTAAATGGAAATTTAACAGTTTATGGTAAATAATATAGGAATAAAGACGGATATATCATTTGCAAATGTAGATATATCAGAAAACTTAACAGTAAAAGGTGACCTATCGGCAAATAATGTAACAATATATGGAGATTTATCAACGAATGATGTATATATTAGAGGTGACTTATCCGCAAATGATATATGTGGTAATAATTTAATAATAAACAGTACAACAAATTTATATGGTGATACATTTGTACATGGTGACTTATCAGCAAATGATGTATCTGCAAATAATGTAATTGTAAATGGTGAGCTAACAGTAAATGGAACAATAACAATAACAGATGGAGAAATTATTG